AACTTGTCGCGCTTGATGGATTGGGGCATGGTGCCGCTGGGCACGAGATGTGTACGCATGATGTACTCCGATGCTGTCGACTATGGGGCGTGATAGGTGCGCTAAAAGGTCGGGGGCTTGCGCCCCCTTCCCTTACTTTGCATCGGCTGGTGTGTCGATGCGCTGGCTAAGCACCTTCTCGGCATGGTAGATAGCCGCTTGTTGACCAAGCAACTCCATGAGTTCGCGGTTGCGGACTGTGATGTTGGCATCCTTGACGGTTGCCTCGATGCGCTTCATGAAGCGGTCAAACGCTTCGGATACATCGAACACGCTAACAACGGCTTCTTCGGGCTTGGCTTCTTCCCAAGGTGTTGCCAGTAACGCGTCTTCGCGGTCTTGTGACCACTCGCCACGGCGTTCTTTATCGAACGCAAATTTGTCTTTGCCTTTGGGCAAATACATTGGGCCATTGGTCTCGAACCAAGCGCGGAGTGATGCGCGGCGCATACCCTTGCCGAGTGCTTCAACCAGTTGATCGCACAGCGTGATGTCGCCATGCTTGACTGCGTGTTCAACACAGCCAACTGCGGTGATTTGAATATTGGCGGTCAGTGCTTTTGCGGCTTTACCGATTGCGCCGATATTCTTCAAGATTTGTGCTTTATCCATGATGATTACTCCGGTTAAATAAGTGAATGAATTTGGTGCACGGAATTTGCGCCCCGTGTTGTTGGCGCAACGTCTTTTTGTTGGTAGGACTCGTCAATCCTCGATATGCACCTTGGGACTGAACCCTTTGGCGCGCTCATGCGCTTTGCGTCTACTGAGTAGTGTATGGATTAGGCTGGTGTCACCCATTTCGGGTGTTTTGCACGTCCGTACCATGATGCCTCGGCTGTCGACCGCTTACAGGGCGTGGATTCCCCTTCGGTGGTGTGACCTACTCGCAACCCGATTGTTCGCATTATTTCGTGCTGGATATCGGTTCTTCCATATACAGCCCGCATCATGCCAATGGGGGTAGGGGGGACGGGGGGAGGGACACGGTCCAGAGCACCCCGCGCCCATCCTTACGTATCGCTCATCCATCAAAGGTAAAAAATTACTAGGTGTGTATAATCGCCACACCTACCCCGGGCATTGAATACTTAAAAACTTGCGTTGTAAACTTAATCGGGTGTAACATACACACATCAACCACAAGGAGCTTGCAATGGCCACTATGAAACCGTCCTTCCTGTTCAAAGGTAAAGAATCCAAGAAGGAAGAAAAAGCTGAGAAGAAAGCGTTCCCGACAAAAGCTGGCTACAAGAAGGCCGAAGCTAAGTACGAAAAAGAAATGCCTAAGGCCAAAAAGAAGTGAAGCGGTACAACTTCTTCCTACCCGAACAGGTCGTGGATGCTTTGCGCAAAGAAGCGGAGCGCACTGGGCTAACCATGTCTGAGCTGATTCGCCGTATCCTGATCGACGGGCTGAAGAAGTATGAATGACGACCTCGAACACTTCGCAGACCACACAGAGTTTGCGCTTGCGCCTCAAGCACCCGAGGCTCATGTCACGTTGGATGTGCCACCCCAGCTAGTCTGGGAGTGCGCCGCAGGATTGGAAGACCCTGACTCCATCGCAGCACGGTTCAACTTCACCGACGCCAAATGGGAGCGGCTCAAGCAGTGGCCCCCGTTCATTCAAGCCGTGCAACAGCAACGCGCAGAGTTTGAGCGTAATGGCATGACGTTCCGGCTCAAGGCTGGACTGATGGCTGAGGAGATGATGAGCCAGATGTTCAAGCAGGCCATCGCTAACGACACGTCAATCATGCAGAAGCTGAGCGTGTTCAACAGTCTGGTGGACGTCGCAGGCTTGAAGCCCGACAAGAAGGCTGAGGCAGCCAGTGCGCCGTCGGCTCCGAAGTTCAGTATTACGATCAACATCCCGCAGACAGGCGGGCCAACACCAATAACCATAGATGGCTAACCTAGTCTACACACCGCCCCTGTCGGTGGTCCCATTCCTCACGTCAGACAAGTTTGCGAACTTCATCGTGGGGCCGGTGGGTTCGACAAAGACAACCGCGTCGCTGATTAAGATCGGCTACGAGGCTGCACGCATCAAGGCCAGTCCGGACGGCATACGTCGTTCGCGCTGCGCTGTTATTCGTAACACCCGTCAGATGCTGTGGGACACGACCATCCCAGACTTCCTGAAGTGGTACCCAGACGGAGAAGCCGGTGTCCTTGAAAAAACCAACTCAAAGTTTCTTCTTAAGTTCGACGACGTGGAGTGCGAAGTGCTTTTCCGTGGTCTGGATGATGCTAATGATGCTCGTCGCCTGTTGTCTTTGCAGCTCACCTTCGGCGTCATGGACGAATTTCGAGAAATCAACCCTGACATTTACAATGCTCTTACTGGTCGCCTTGGTCGTTATCCGGACAAGACGATGAACGGTGTGGGTGCTTGCGATGACGCAGGCAAACAGATTCACAAGGTGTGGGGCGCTACCAACCCACCCGATGCTGATACGTTCTGGGAGAACTTGCTCAACGATCCGCCTGACAACATGCACGTTACCATCCAGCCTAGCGGACTGGCTACGGAAGCAGACTGGGTGCAGTACCTGCCTGACGGCTACTACGAGAACTTGTGTGAGGGCAAAAGTGAAGACTGGATCGACGTCTACGTGCACGGGAAGTTTGGGAGATCGCTCTCGGGACAGCCTGTATTCCGAGCTTTTGATCGAGATACTCACGTTGCCAGCCAGACTCTCAATCACATCAAACTCCAGACCCACCCCCTCATCATCGGGATGGACTTCGGTCTCACACCTGCATGCACGATCAACCAAGTCGACGCACAAGGACGATTGCTCACATTCGCAGACCTGACGTCAGACGGTATGGGGACGTTGCGGTTTTGCCGCGAGAAGTTGAAACCCTTACTGGCTAACCGTTTCCCGGGGATGAACGTGTTGATTATTGGTGACCCGGCAGGGCAGCAGCGGGCTCAGACTGACGAGCGCTCGGTGTTCGATATTCTGAAACAGGAAGGCTTTCGAGTCATTCCAGCCAAGACGAACAGCGTGGTTGCACGGGTGAACGCGGTGGACAAAATGCTCACGCGCACGGTCGACGGCAAACCCGGTCATTTGATTGATCCGTGCTGTACAAAACTAATTGCTGCACTACGAGGCGGATATAGGTATAAAATCCGTCAAAATGGTGAGACGGACGATAAGCCCGAGAAGAACTCACATTCCCACATTGCAGATGCCCATCAGTACGCGTGTCTGCACGCTGATGGAAACGTCACAGGCGATGCTTGGGGCCGCAAGGCGGTTGAGGTGCACAAATCCAACTATGTATGGACGTGACGCCGAGACTGTGCCATAGTACATCCCATTCGCACAAAGTGACGCACATATGCAACTTGGCTTGAACATTACCAATTCAAACGCCCCGGGTACTATTACCACGGGTGGTATGGTCACGATCAAATCTCTGAAGGCGCTACAAGAGGAGCAGAGAGCGAAAGCTCAAGAGCAGAACTCTCAGCCTGTAGTGCAAGCCCTAGCCGGGTTTATCCGCAAGACGTGGATGAGCTCAATGATGGCGAAGCAGATGACTTCAGAAATCAAAATGCTCAAATCTGTTCGCGCACGTCGCGGAGAGTATGACCCCGATAAGCTCGCTCAGCTTCGGGAGCAAGGCAGTTCCACCATCTACATGATGTTGACATCGAACAAATGCCGTGCTGCATCGAGCTGGTTGCGCGACACGCTGGTTACGGCTGCTGATGAGAAGCCTTGGACCATCAAACCCGGAGCGATCCCTGATCTGCCTCCAAATCAAGTTGAGTCAATCATGGCTCAGGCTCAGCAAGAAGTTACCCAGTTATATGCGATGGGGCAGCCTCCAACAGATCAACAAGTGCGTGAGCGTTTGCTTGAGATGAAAGACATGGCGATGTCTCACTTGAAGGACTTAGCTGGCCGTACCGCAGAGCGCATGGAAGTCAAGATGACTGACCAGCTGCAAGAAGGTAACTGGCAAAAAGCGTTCAGCGACTTTCTAGATGACATCACCACATTCCCATCTGCCTTCATCAAAGGCCCAGTTGTACGTAAGCGCCCTAAGATGAACTGGGTGCCCGGCCAGAACGGCCAGTACACGCTTGATGTGCAGGATGAGTTGTGCTTAGAGTGGGAACGCGTTGACCCATTCAACATTTACCCCGCTGCTGACGCATCTACCGTTGACGACGGTGCTCTGATCGAGCGGCACAAACTGCATCGTGCTGACTTGCAAGCTCTGCTCGGTGTTGAAGGCTACAGCGACGGCGCGATCCGCATGGTGCTCGAGGAGTACGGCAAGGGCGGTCTGCGCGACTGGATTTACGTTGACATGAACAAGGCTGCGGCTGAAGGCAAGTCGACTATGGGCGTGCAACAGAACCCATCGCAGTTGATCGACGCTCTCCAGTACTGGGGCAACGTGCAAGGTCAGCTCCTGCGTGACTGGGGCATGACTGAGGAAGAAGTTCCTGACCCACTGATGGACTATCCCATCGAGGCTTGGGTCATTGGGCACTGGGTCATCAAGGCCGTTATCAATCCCGATCCATTGGGTCGCAAACCTTACTACAAGGCATCCTATGAAGAAGTTCCGGGCGCGTATTGGGGTAATTCTGTTGCTGATCTGTGTCGCGATGCGCAGGACATCTGCAATGCAGCTGCACGTGCGCTGGTAAACAACATGTCTATTGCCTCGGGTCCTCAGGTGGTCTACAACATTGACCGCTTGCCCCAAGGCGAGAACATCACGCAGATGTACCCATGGAAGGTATGGCAAGTCACGAGCGATCCAATGGCCGGTGGCGCTGCTCCTATGCAGTTCTTCCAACCATCGAGCTTGTCTGCTGAACTCATGAACGTGTACGAGAAGTTTGCTACGTTGGCTGACGAGTACACCGGTATTCCCAAGTACATGACCGGCGAGAGCATGGCAGGCGGCGCAGGCCGTACAGCCTCCGGCATGAGCATGATGATGTCCAACGCTGGCAAGGCCATCAAGCAGGTTATCGCCAACATCGACGAGAACGTCATCCGTCTTGCGATCGAACGGTTGTATTTCTACAACATGCGTTACGGTGATGACCCAGACTTGAAGGGCGACGTCAATATCGTTGCACGCGGCGCGACCTCACTGTTGGTGAAAGAACAAGCCCAGATGCGCCAGAACCAGTTCTTGCAGATCGCGTTGTCTAACCCGCTCACTCAGCAGATCGTCGGTGTTGAAGGCATCGCAGAACTGTTGCGCCAAGCAGCTAAGACGCTTGACCTCAACCCAGACAACATCGTACCTCCAGTGGAGATCATTAAGGCACGTATGGCCCAACAGCAGGCGCAAGCCATGCAGCAACAGCAGCTAATGCTTGAACAACAGAACGGTCAAGCTCAAGCCGGTGGTACACCACCAACCCCACAACCCGGTGCTACACTTGAAACTGGAGCCCCGGTCACAAATAACTTTGCTCCTATGAGTGGAGTTAGCTCTTGACAACAGTAAAATGTTGTACATAATCGCATCAACTTAACGGAGTAATCCTATGCAAGCAATCAATCCAAACGAGTCACGCTCTAAAGAGTACGCTCAGACTTCAGCCAAGACCGACGGCATGTCTAAGGGCCCAGCCCAGCAAGGCAACGGCGGCAGCGACGGCGGTATCTTCGGTACCCTGAAGCGCGGCGGTAAAGAAGTTGCCCAAGAGTCTGCAAAGACTGACGGCATGTGTAAATAAAAATGGTGCGAGTTGACGAGCGAGTTGCTCGTTGCCTTACACTATTGAAAACGCAAGAGTTCCAGCCACTGGTAGAATTCATGCAAAAGCAACACGCAGACACGCTAATGCGCCTGTGTGAAGCGAGAGACAAAGATGAAATGCTCCGACTGCAAGGTCGGGCGTTGCAGGTTAAGGAGTTCCTTGACCTTGTTGACGAAGGTAGCACTTTGTTAACTAAAACCCGCCGATGAAGGGCTCACCCGCAAGGGCGCTTGGATTCAAAATTAACCGTAGTAGCTGACCGTAAGCGTGAGTGGGCACACCGTAACTGGAGCCCTCCAGCGTAGTCGGAGCGAAGGAGATAGAAATGTCATTGCCTCGTGCTGTTCAACAGCAAGTTGAAGATGCTGACGCGCTTGTCGCGCAGTTAAATGGAACCCAGCCTGTTAACCCGGATACTGGTGAACCAATTGAAATCCCTCAACCCGCTCCTGAGCCACAACCGCAGGATATTTCGCCAGAGCCAGAACCGAAGCCAGCGGTGTCCGAAGAAACGTGGGAACAGAAGTACCACACTCTGAAGGGCAAGTTTGATGCTGAAGTGCCTCGCCTATACGCGCAAGTCCGTGAATTGAACACGCAAGTGACTCAGTTGACATCAGACCTCGCTGTAGCCAATGCACAAGCGGCGCAACCTGTACCGGCCTCGACTCCGTCTCTAATCACTGAACAAGACAAAGAAGCATTTGGCTCCGACTTGATCGACTTGATTGAGCGAGCAACTGAAGCGAAGATGGCGGGAAGCCGCAGTCTGGAAGCTAAGTTGACCGCAGAGATCGCCGAACTGAAGGGCAAGCTAGGTAATGTGACTGAGCGTCAAGTGGTGTCTGATAAAGACCGCTACGAAAGCGCTTTGACAACCGCAGTACCAGATTGGCAAGCCCTGAATGTGGACCAAGGTTTCTTGAATTGGTTAGCAGAAGTGGACCCCGTCTACGGCATGCCTCGCCAGTACGCGCTCACAAACGCGTATGAAGCACTAGATGCAGTCCGTACCGCCACGATTTTTAACCAGTACAAGAAGTCTGTAGCACCACCAGCTCAGTCGAACAACCGTGCCGATCTTCAGCGTCAAGTAGCACCGACCCGCTCGCGTACGTCGCCAGCTCCTACGAATCCAAACTTGGACAAACGTGTTTATACCCAGCAGGATATTGATACGTTCTACGCTGAATGGAGACGTGGGTTCATCGACGAGGCAGAAGCGGTGCAGATTGAAAAAGATATCCATGCCGCCACCGTCGAAGGACGCATTCGCTACTAAGCAAGCAACCTAGACATGGCGGTTCAAACCAAACCGTTTTTTAACTGAAAGAGGACCTCCATGTCTACTATTACCGCAGCAGCAGCCTATCCCATTAACTCCGGTGGTTTCAACACCCCCGGCGGCCAAGTAGCCTATTCCGGCACGGCCTATTCTGGTTCCTTCATCCCAGCCCTCTGGTCTGGCAAGTTGGCTCAGAAGTTCTACGCAGCCACAGTGTTCGGCGAAATCGCTAACACCGACTGGCAAGGCGACATCACCGGCATGGGTGATACCGTCATCATCAACACGATCCCTTCGATCACCATCAACAGCTACTCTGTTGGCCAAAACTTGGCTTACGAAGTTCCAGCTCCTTCGACCATCACTTTGGTGATTAACAAGGGTAAGTACTTCGGCGTGAACGTGAACAACGTGTTGGAATTGCAAGCCAAGCCTAAGTTGATGGACATGTTCACCAACGACGCTGCAATGCAAATGAAGATCAACATCGACAAAGACGTGTTGTATTCGACTTTCAACCAAGGCGACGCAGCTAACCAAGGCGCTACCGCTGGTGCGATCTCTGGTGGTTACAACCTCGGTACCGACTTGGCTGCCGTGACTTTGACTGCTTCTAACATCTTGTCTAGCATCACTGCTTTGTCAAGCGTGTTGGACGAAGCCAACGTGCCTGAGACAGACCGCTGGTTGATCATCACTCCAACAGAGCGTCAAATCTTGATGCAATCGAACTTGGCTCAAGCCCAGTTCATGGGTGACTCGTCTAGCGTTTTGCGCAACGGCAAGATCGGCATGATCGACCGTTTCACTGTGTACGTGTCGAACTTGGTTCCACGCGGTGCAGCTGGCAAGACTTGGATGAACCCCAACACTGGCACTGACGCTACTTTGACATCCGCTGTCAAGCGTCACGCTGTTATCGCTGGCCACAAGTCTGCAATCACTTTCGCTTCGCAAATCGCCAAAGTGGAAAGCCTGCAAAACCCCAACGACTTCGGTACTCTGGTGCGCGGCTTGAACGTGTACGGTACTCAAGTTGCTCAAGCCAAAGGCTTGGCATTGTTGGTCGCCGCAGGTTAATCGCTTCCCCAAGCGTCGTAGGGGCTCCGGCCCCTACTTTTTAACCTTTAGGAGAACGACATGGCAGTTATTGACGATCTGATCGCCAGCGGCTTATCACTCCCTCAAGCTCAAGCTGTAATCGCTGAAGACACCACCGCCAACATTGATGGCTTGGTTTCCGCAGGTTTTACATACACTCAAGCTTTGGGAATCACTGGTCTTGATGCAGGTACTGCAACTGAGAACAACCTCGTTGTTCAAGGTTTGTGGGCAGGCACGCAAGTTCCCGCAATTACCGCCGCATTGGCAGTAACACCGTAAGGCAAAAATGGGCACGGTAACAGCAAAAGCCATCATCGACAAAGCTACGATTCAGCTGATCGACTTAGCCAACATCCGTTGGACTCGAGCCGAGTTGCTAGGCTGGCTCAACGACGGCATGCGCCAAATCGTGACCATTCAGCCGAGCGCTTCCTCCACCACTGTAGTAAAGCAGTTGGTGGTTGGAACCCGCCAGACTATTCCAACCGATGGATGGCTGTTGCTGTCTATCTACCGCAACATGGGCACCGCTGGTACTACGCCCGGGCGAGCTATTCGTATTATTTCGCGTGAAGTTCTCGATGGCTTTAACCCTAACTGGCACACCGACACAGCGAAAGCTGAAGTCCGTAACTACATCTATACTGACCAAGACCAGACCGCGTTCTACGTCTACCCGCCAAACACTGGCACTCAGTATATTGAGTTGAACTACTCAGTTCAGCCTGCTGACCTGACTGCGGAAACGCAGCCTATCCCAATTTTTGACGTCTTCCAGACTGCATTGCTCGACTACATTCTGTATCGTGCTTGTAGCAAGGATGCTGAGTACGCGCCGGGCCTTCAGCTGGCTTCGCAGTATTCTGCTTCTTTCGTGGCTGCCATTCAAGGTAAGAACGTGTCGGAAATCTCGGGTAACCCCTCCATGTCTCTTGGCCCACGTAACCCACCAGCCCGAGGTAGCGCACAATGACCGCCGTTTCCTACGAAGTCTTTCTGCCAGAGGTTCTGCCGTACGTTCAGGACGTGCCCGACACGGTTGCCGTGCAGGCTATCCGCAATGCGTGCATCGAATTTTGCACCGAGACACACTACCTGCAAGAGAACCTTGACCCAATCACAGGTCAAGAAGATGTAGGCGAGTACGACTTGGATGCCAATGACTCTAACTACAAAGTAGTGGAGATCATGCAGGCGTACTATGGCGATCAGTTGTTGATCCCTAAGGCGCAGGAAGAACTGAACCAGATTTACCGCACATCAAACTGGGAAGACCTTACGGGTAATCCCTACTATTACTATCGCCCTCGGGTGAGCGTGATCCGTCTTGTTACAAAGCCTGTCATCACTGAGGCCAACAAGCTAAAGATCAAAGCAGCGGTTGCCCCATCTCGTGCTTCTACCACTGTAGATTCAGAGTTGTTCGAGGTGTTCCTTGAGTACATCGCACACGGCGCACGCGCCCGTTTGTACAACACACCAAACCAGCCATACTACGATCCGAAGACAGCAATGGATTACACCAAGCGCTTCAACGACAATATGGCTGAAGTTCGTACCCGCGTGTACAAAGGCCTTACCCGTGCAGCCGCACGAGTGGAATTCCAGAGGTTCGCATGAGTGACAAAATTAAGCTTGTCTCGGGCGACAACCGCCCTTACATCACACTGACATTGAAGGACGCCGACGGCACTCCGATCAATCTGTCGGGGACCACAGTGCGGATTTATTTCCGTGCCTCTGGCACAACAACTGTCCTAGCTACATTGACCTGCTCACTGGTCAGTGGCGGTACAACGGGACAGGTTACGTTTAATTTTCCCGGTACTACTCTTGACGTGCCAGCAGGGTCTTACGAAGGCGAAATTGAAATTGACTTTGGCGCAGAAAACCAAACGGTTTATGATGTGCTTAAGTTCCAAGTTCGTGAACAATTTGCTTAAAGGAATTTGCTATGTCAGCAATGTCAGATTATCTTGAGAACAAGCTGGTTGACCAGTTGTTCCGCGCTCAGGCCGCCCCCACAACGTCTACGTTGTACATTGCTTTGTACACTGCCGCTCCTAATGACACAGGCGGCGGTACTGAAGTATCTGGCGGCAGCTATTCCCGCGTTGCTGTGCCCTCTAGCTTGACAGCTTGGGCCGGTACTCAGGCAGCGGGTTCGACAACTGTTTCGACTGGAACAAGCGGCGCTACATCAAACAATAGCTCAATTACATTCCCAACACCTACTGGTACTTGGGGTACTGTGACTCACTTTGCGATCTATGACGCATCAACGGGCGGCAACGAGCTGTTCTGGGGCGCACTGACTATTGCTAAGACAATTAACATCAGCGACACAGTTTCTTTCCCCGCCGCTTCCTTGTCTGTCACGTTTGCTTAATGCTTAAAGGGATTTTATGGCGCTTGTACTCGCGGACCGGGTTAAAGAGACTACGACAACAGCAGGTACGGGTGCCGTAACACTTGCTGGCGCTTCGGCTGGCTTTCAAACATTCCTTTCGACTGTCGGTGACGGCAATACCACGTACTACGTTATTGCGGGCCAAGGTACTTCCGAGTGGGAAGTCGGCATTGGTACATACACGTCCGCAAGTAACACGCTCAGCCGCGACACAGTCTTGTCGTCAAGCAACTCAGGTTCACTGGTTACGTTTTCATCCGGCACTAAAGACGTCTGGGTTGACTACGCCGCAGGTAAAGCTGTAACGACTGATACTCTGGCCTATCCACCTGCCATCGGTGAAACAACCCCTGCTGCTGGCACGTTTACTACGTTGACTGCTACTGGTCAGACATCTTTGGGTGGTCGTTCTAGCGATAATACGGATGTTGTTCGCGTCTACAAAGACAATACGATCACAGGTCAAACTACTTCTTTCACGGCTCCAGCATTATCATTTATCCCACCGCAATCTGGTTATGGCGCTGGTATTTTGCGTTCTTCTACGCAACTTTTTATTACCACAGGTAACACATCGCCTTTGATTTTTCAAACTGCATCTACCTTGGGGTATGCAGGTATAGATCAAATGCGCGTCTCCCACACAGCCTCCGCAGTCAACTATGTTCAAGTAACAGGCGGAGCCACAGGCTCTGGCCCTATCGTTTCTGTTCAAGGTAGCGACACAAATATTAACTTTAGTATAAACACAAAAGGAAGTGGAAGTGTTTTTATAAACCAAGGGCAGAACAGTGCAAGTGGATTAGTTTTATCAAATGCAGGGACTGCGGCAAACGCTGCTCGTTTATTCTTTCAATCTTCTGGCGGTACATCGGCTATTTCTAACATAGGCGGGAACATATTAAGTTTTAATACTGCCGCCACAATTGGATCGTCTTCAGGCAGCGAGCAATTTCGTGTCTCCAACACAGCATCGGCAGTCAACTATGTTCAAGTAACAGGTGCTGCTACTGCTAACGCAAACGGGCCAACAATTTCTGCTCAAGGCAGCGATGCGACTATTCCTTTGACTGTAATTGCAAAAGGTAGCGCAGGTAGTGTTGTATTGGGTTCTCCTTTCGGCGTTAACTTTAGAGCCGTTGGTTACGCAGGAGCAACAGTTGTAAACAACCTTCAAGCGCAAGGTTCTGCCACAACTCTTTCTCCCGTCTTATCTGCTACTGGCACAGACACCAACATCTCCCAAGTATTCCAAAGCAAAGGCACAGGAGCCATTGACCTAGCTGCTGGCTCAAGCGGTGTGAACATTAGTAACGGCGGTACTGTTACTGCTTTGACTCAAACTTCAGGCGGGTCTTATACGTCAATCCCTACTGTTGCAATTTCAGCCCCTACTACGGCTGGTGGCGTACAAGCAACAGCCACAGTAAGTGTTCAGGCCACTTCGGGGACAACTCTTGCATCTGGAGGTTCTGGCTACACAGTTGGAGACGTTATTACTGTTAGCGGTGGAACTTTTGTTACTCAGGCGCAATTTAGCGTTGCAACTGTTTCTGCTGGTGCTATTACAAGTTTGACACAGACGGTTGCTGGTAATTATTCTGTTGTTCCATCAAGTCCTGCATCTGTAACAGGCGGCACAGGCTCTGGTGCTACATTGACAATGCAATGGACTATGCGTTCAGGCACGTTTGTCATCACCAACGCAGGTAGTGGCTACGTAGAACAACCAACAGTGACCTTCTCAGGTGGTGGTGGCTCTGGTGCTGCTGCTTATGCTACTGTGGGTGGACAAACTATTGTTCGCGCTCTTGGGGCGCAAGTTTCGTTTTACACACCTAACGGAGAAGGTTTTAGAGTTCAAGATGGGGGTTCTACATCAACATCTTATTGGACTGCTTACGGGACGTCTTCCACGCCTTCATTAAGGGCTGTTTCAGCAGTTTCTGGTTCAATAGAAACCGCTAGTGCTGTTCCAATTCAATTTAAAACAAGTACCAGCTTAGAACAACTCCGTATTACCCACACAGCCTCTGCTGTGAACTACGTACAGGTTACTGGTGCGGCTACTGGTGGGCAACCATACATTACAGCTCAAGGAAGTGACACTACTGTTGGTTTAAGCATTGCAAGCAAGGGTACAAGTTTTATTTATTTGCGAAACGCTGGAACAACAGTTCAATTCTCTGCTGGAGGTACAAGTTCTGCTGTCAACTATTTAAATGCTAGAGGTAATGCTGCTGGTACTGGCCCCGCTTTAGAAGCTGTTGGCTCAGACACAAACATCCCCCTAGTCCTTCAACCAAAAGGCACAGGAGCCTTACAAGCCCAACAGACAGACTCTACAGCCACAGGTGGTAATGCTAGGGGTGCTAATGCTGTTGATTGGCAGACACTGAGAAGTGCGGCAAACCAAGTTTCTTCGGGTCAGCTTTCGGTTCTTGGCGGCGGTAGAGACAACGTACTTTCTGGCGCTCTGTCAGTACTTGCTGGTGGCGGTTTTAACGGCCTGTCTGGTCAATACGCCGTTATATCTGGAGGAGCCGCAAACAGCGTATCTCAGTATGGTGGTGTAGTTGTCGGCGGGCAAGCCAACGCTGCTGGTGGTTGGTTTAACTTTGTTGGAGGCGGATTTACCAATTCAGCAACAAGTGGTACAACAGTAACTACACAAGCCACAACTACAGTAACTTCTGGCTCAACTGCTGTTACATTGAGTGGCTCAAACGCCAACATTAAGGTTGGTCAGTTAATTTCAGGCACAGGAATAAACACGCCAACCTATGTTGCAGCCATTAGCGGCACATCCCTGACGCTTAGTCAAAACGCCGCAGCAAGCGGTACACCAACCCTATCTTTCTACACCCCTCACGGAGTAGTAGTAGGTGGAGGTAACAACCAAGCCACAGGCTCTTACAGTTTCATCGGTGGTGGTGGTGATGCTGGTACTGCTGCGAATAGGAACGTGGCTAGTGGGGATTGGTCTACTGTTGCGGGTGGTTTAAAAAATCAAGCAACAGGCACAGCATCTGTTGTGGCTGGTGGTGGTTTTGATGGAAGTTTTATTAGCGGCAATACAGCGTCTGGAATATTGTCTGTTGTTTCTGGAGGAACATCAAACACTGCAAGTGGAGTAGGTTCAACAATTACAGGCGGGTACAACAACGGTGCAAACTCAACATTAGCCACAATAAATGGCGGCCGTTATGGAAGCACAAGAGGCGTATCTGGGTACTCAGTTTTCCCATCTTGTAACCAACCAATGTCTACGATAAACGGGGCATCTCAAGGCGCCCTGTTAATTTTGGCTCGTCAAACCACAGACGCAACAGCAACAGTTCTTTGTTCTGATGGAAGTGCAGCGGGTACAACCAACCAAGTAATCCTACCCAACAACTCAGCCTATTATTTCAGAGGAACTGTGGTTGCTGGTGTAACTGGTGCGGGTAACACATCGTCTTGGAGCTTTGAAGGAACAATCAAGCGAGGCGCTAACGCAGCATCAACAGCTCTTGTTGGTACGCCAGTGCTTAACCTTATTGGGCAAGACTCAGGTGCATCTACATGGGTTGTTGCATTGACAGCAGACACCACCAACGGTGGACTTGCAGTGACAGTTACAGGACAGGCTTCCACAACAATTCGTTGGGTTGCCAAAATCGAAACAACCGAAATGACTTTCTAAGGAGCTAATATGGCACTCGTAATCTCAGCCGTGAACAACACAAACGGCCAAACCGAACCCGCTGCATACGCACGCATCACCAACTTCTTTGGTACAAAAGACCAACTGCAAGTACAAGTGGAAGTCCACGCTACTGAGCAAGCTCGCCAATCCGGCTGGCCTTCAGTTGCCCAACACGCCCACTACATCAACATGGAAGACCTGCAAGGCGACTTAATCCCTGCAATCTATGGCGTTCTGAAGACGCTGACTCCCTACCAAGGCGCACAGGACATCTAAGATGCCAATCCCAATAAACCATGCTGGTGCTGGGTCGGTTACGTTAAAGTCGCCGACTAGCGGCGCGGTGACGTACACCCTTCCCGGTGCTGACGGTACAAGTGGACAGGTTTTATCCACCAATGGATCGGGCACGCTTTCCTTCTCTGGGCAAGCTATTGATACAACCAGTAATGTCCAGTTTGGGTCATTCGGTGTCGGCACTGCGGCTTCTGGCACTTCGGGAGAGATTCGTGCAACTAACAACATCACTGCGTATTATTCGGACAACCGCCTGAAGACAAAGATTGGTGACATCGAGAATCCGTTGGAGCAGGTACACCAGATTAAAACTCTGATTTATCACGCCAACGAGCTTGCTGTTTCTCTTGGGTATGACGCTTCTATTATTGAAGTTGGCCTTGATGCGCAGTCTGTACAAAAGGTGCAGCCACACACGGTTGCTCCAGCTCCCATCGACGACAAATATTTAACGGTTCGCTATGAGCGACTTGTGCCTCTGTTGATCGAAGCCATAAAAGCGCTCGACGCAAAGGTAGATTCTTTGGCCAGCACACTTGGTAAGTAACCACTAGCATGACAACACCATCTGGGCAAATATCACTGTCAGACATAAACACTGAACTAGGGTATTCCTCTACTGCGGTGATTACCATGAACGATGCTTCGGTGCGTTCACTTGCGTCAGTAGCTTCTGGCGCTATCTCGATGAGTAACCTACAAAGTAAATCTAGTGCGTTCAGTTTCAGCGCGACTATTTCATCTAACACACAAAACTACAACCTGCTCACAGCGATGACCGCCGCTGGATATTCAGGCTCTGGGGCGTTTACTGCGACAGTCACTGTTAACAGTGGTGTTTATGTGTGGTCAGATTCCACAGCTACGCCAGCGTTTGATACTGGTGCTTTGTCAGGCGGAACAGTCGCCATCACAAACAACGGAAACATTATCGGCAAAGGTGGTAATGGCGTTATTTCATCCGCAGGTGCAAGCGGAGGCCCAGCGATTAACCTACAGATAAATTCCACAGTTGTCAACAACGGCTATATTGCTGGTGGCGGTGGCGGTGGCGGTTATCTTGGCGGTGGCGGAGCTGGCGGAGGAGTAGGCTCAGGCGCAAGCGGTGCTGCTGGCGGTGCAGTTGGTTCATCAGGCGCAAACGGTACAGGCAACGGAGGCGGTGGAGGCGGCAGGATCTTGCCCGGAACTGGCGGCGCTGGAGGTTATCTTAATTTGATTAACGGCCAAGGTGGTACTAACCCCGGTCTTGGCGGAGGTTCTGGTGGTGGTGGCGGTGTTTCTAAATCTCCTACGAACTATGGAGAATACCAAGGCGGTACAGGCGGTTCTGCTGGATCGAGTGGCAGTAATGGGGCTAGGGTGTCAGGTGCTGCTGGCGGCGGTGCTGGCGGCGGCGGCGGTGGTTGGGGGGCTTCTGGTGGTGCAGGTGGTGCAAGCGGAGCGACTAACATCTCTGGTGGTTCTGGTGGTAAGGCCATTGCGCTTAACGGCTACTCTGCTTCAACATCTGGCTCAGGCACAACATACGGCGCTGTAAGTTAAAGGACAAAACATGACTAAAAAATTTGCTGTACTTGATCCAACAACTGGTGGCTACGAGTTTTCCGATACGGAAACAGGACGAGACACGCTGATCGCACAGTTAGCGCTTAAATTTTACAAGTCACATACGCATGACGTTTTTTACTCGGTCGTTGATACCGACGAAAATGGCGTAGAAACTTGGACTACGCCTAGCGGCGCTGACGCCTATAATCCAAACACGGTACACCCGACGTTCATTGACGAAATGAATAATCAGGAAGCCGTGTAAACAAACGCAACTAAATTTATTTTCATAACGGAGAAACCCCAATGGCTCTCATCAAAGCAGTCGATACAGACTTCGGCATCCAAGCTACCTACTGGAACATTGGTGCTGTCCAAGAAGACTTCAAAGGCCAAGGCACAGAAGTGACCTTCTACGGCTACGCAAGTAAAGCAGCCCGCGAAGACGGCAAGCAACCTTTGGCCGCAGGCAAGGCACAGATCACTGGTGAAGAATACGTGGCTGGCGCCGATCGTGCTGCTCTGTACGCCGTCATCAAGCAACGCCCTGAGTTCGAAGGCGCTGAAGACGCGTAATCTAACTTAGTAAACACTCGCTATGCTCGGCTCGTCCGCGTTATCCCAAGCACCGTTCTCGTCGTTAGCTGGGAGTGCGGCGTATATTACTGCGAGTGTTTATGTAACAGCGACCGCTGATGCGTCGCTTGTAAGTGACTTGCATTTCGCTGGGGCGATCAACGTCTCAGCTACTGCTACTGCTGCACTTGCTAAAACAGATAACTTAGCTGACGCTACAAACACCACGGTTATTGCGACCGGTGATATTCAGATTGTCAAGCCATTGGCTGCGGCCATTACAACGCTTGCAACTGCTAGCGCAAATGTCAGCTTAGGTTTAAGTATTGCTGCTGCCGTAAACACTACGGCTACCGTTGTCGCGCCCCTATCTCTCAGCAAAAACTTGGTTGGCGATCTTGCCGGTACTGCAACTACAGCATCCGCCGTGAAGCTGGATGTCCCGCTGTCTGTAATTGCGCTGGCCACGGCCACACTGGTCGGTAACGCAAAACTAGGCCTGCACTTCGCTTCGGCAGTCACCGCAGTTGCTACTGTACCTAACGCTCCGCTGGTCTACAGTCATCTAAACGACGTAAATCACAGCACTCAGACTTCGTTTGAGGCCTCCTACACACAGATTTTTGCAACCGCAGAAGTCGTCTACCCAGATATTTCATGGCTTGACAAGACCATCTATGGCAGTGTTACGCAGTCTGGATGTGTGTATGTCACGCACACGTCGGGTGAGATCAGCGTTTCGTGGAATGATTCAAACATCTACGCCACAGTTGAGTCAGTGGAGTATGCAACGTACTTGGAGGCTGCGTAAGCCGCCGGTACAATCGGACAAACTAAGGAGTTACCATGATTGGACGTCTAATCGCTTTGCTGTTCTTGGGCCGTGAGCTGGCTCACCGTGAACACCTACGCACAAAATCATTCGCGCAGCACTCTGCGCTCGGTTCGTTTTACGACGGCATTGTGGACATTGCTGACTCCATCGCTGAAGCCTACCAAGGTCGCAACGGAATTATTGACAGCATCCCAATGTTGACGGAAACCTCTGGCGGTGACATCATCTCCGTACTAGAGAAACAACTGGCAGCCATCGAGAAACTTCGCTACACAGCTGTAGGCAAAGACGAAACGGCGATTCAGAACCTGATTGACGAAGCCGTGGCTTTGTATCTCAGTACGTTGTACAAACTCAAGAACCTCAAGTAAAGGGCGGCCATGGCTTCCATACTCTTTTCCAATAACGCATCCGGGGCGCTTGCCTCGTCGATCACTTCGACCGCAACCACAATTACATTGACTACAGGCGCTGGCGCTCAGTTCCCTGCTATCTCTGGTAGTAACTACTTCTACGCTACGCTGACCGATTCATCCAACAACTTGGAGATCGTGAAAGTCACTGCTCGTGCGACTGACGTGTTGACTGTGGTTCGTGCGCAGGAAGGCACAACTGGCCGTGCTTACGCCGCTGCTGACAAGCTGGAACTTCGTGTAACTGCTGCTGTAATGACTAGCTTGCCTCAGCTGGCCGCTGACCAGACTTTCTCTGGTGCAAATACGTTTTCTGGCACGAGTACATTTTCTGGGGCTACCTCGCTTGCAAGCCCAACGATGACGGGAACTCCTGTCGCGCCTACTGCTTCCCCCGGGACAAATACAACTCAGGTGGCTACTACTGCATTCGTACAAGCAGCTGCTTTGACTCTTGCTACTATTTATCCCGTAGGCTCCATCTACACCAGCACGGTAAGTACTAGCCCGGCAACGTTGTTTGGGTTTGGCACATGGGTGGCCTTTGGCGCTGGTCGTGTTTTGATGGGTACTGATGGTAGTACCTACACTGCTGGAAGCACAGGCGGTAGCGCAGATGCAATTGTCCCCGCCCACACGCACACAGCAACTACTGCAATTACTGACCCCGGCCACTACCACACTATCAACGGCTATGGTGGCGGTTACGACCATGTGACGAGCACTCCTTCCGGCGACTCGTTTAATAACCCAGTGACAATGAGCACCAACAGTGCAACAACCGGCATCACCGCCGCAACCACAGTGACTTCGACCGGTGTATCCGCGACTGGCGCTAACTTGCAGCCATACGTCGTTGTGTATATGTGGAATAGGGTTTCATGAAAAACTGCACCTGCAATTTTTGTGGGGTTGTATTCGCTGCGTCTAGATCAGACGCAGTTCGGTGTAAGCTGTGCCGTAAACAGTATCTTAGTGAAAGAAACAAGCTCCCAACAACTCGTCAAAGACGTGCTGAGCAACACCGTGAAATACGTGAAAAGCTGTTTGCAGGATATGGTGGCGCGTGCAGCTGTTGCGGGGAAAAGAGGTTTGAGTTTCTAGCGCTTGACCATGTTAATGGCGGTGGACGTGAAGAAAGAAAAACGCTCTCAACTGCGCAGATAGCACGACGCGCTGTAAATGAAGGATTCCCTGCAAAATACAGAGTCTTATGCCATAACTGCAACTGTGCTCACGGGTGGTATGGCTATTGCCCCCACCAAAAAGAAAAGGCGTAAGATGTGGACCCAATCAGTCTCCTTCTTATGGCTCAAAGCGCAGTCGGTGCTATTCGCGCCGGTTGCCAGATGCTTTCAGAAGGGAAGGCAGAAATTGGAAAATTCAAAAAGCAAGTTGAAGGCGGAATTGCGGACGCTAAAGCGATCTATGCAGAAGTCACTGGAATCTGGGGATGGATTAAGGGTTTATTGGGAGCGCCTGCTAAACATAATGGAAGCCCTGCTCCCAAGCCAGCCGCAATCGTCGAAGCCCCCAAGCCAGCCAAAAAGAAAAAGCAAGAGCCAGAACCAGAGCTGAGCTACGAGGAATTTCAGGCTCGTGCGGTGCACGACATCTGTGAGAATTTAAAGGTCTACTTTGAGGCTATGCGCCAGCTCAAAGCCCACTGCCGGGAACTTGAGGAAGAAGCGTTGACTACAGACCGAGTTGCCGATAGTGCGATTGACAGGATTGAGATGCAATGGCAGATGAACCAACTGTCTGCCCAGCTGAAGCAAGCCATGATCTACGGCACGCCAGAGTCTCTGGGGCTGGGGTCGATGTACAAAGAGTTTCTGGCTAAGTACGATGAGATTCTTGAGGAGCAGGAAGTTGCTCGTGAACTGAAAGCAAAAAGGGAACGGGACAACAGATGGCGACTAGAGCACCGCAACGAAATTCTGGTAGCCAAGGCGACCTACGTGGTAGCAGTGGCAATGGGGTTCCTGCAAGTGATTGGAATGTATTTCACTCTATGAGGGAATTTTGGTTTTGGGTTGCTATCGTGACGCTCATCATTTTCTGCATCATGATGCTGTCGTTCGTGGTCATCCATACGGACAAGCAACTCAAGAAGGCGGAAGCCATGATCCAACGTCTCGAAGAAAAGGAGAAGAAACGTAATGCGAAACCTCGTGTTGACCCTATTGATGCTGATTAGCATCGCGGGCTGTGATGACCGATACCGGTACCATTGCCAAGACCCTGCGAATTGGCCGCAGAAACGATGCCAACGTCCTGACTGTCTGTTCACTCAAGACTGCCCAGATTACCTCGTAGCCCCTGTATTGGAGAAACAAATTGTCCAACAACCAGCACCCCCAGCGTCGTCTGACCGCTGAAGAATTTGAGACCCGTATCTGGGGTTTCGTCGTAATCGTTGTCACGCTGATCTTGGCTGGCATCGTGGCCTTCATGTTGTACAGCTTGGCGTTTGTCGTCCAGCCATTGAAGTCTATGGCTCCAATGGACCAAGCCTTTGCCAAGATGCTCAATGACATTGTGTTGTTGGTCGTCGGTGGTATCGGTGGTGTGATGAGCCGTAAAGGTGTACAGGCCGCAGCTGAGAAATTGGCTGCCCATCCGGTGACTCCACCCCCACAGCCCCAAGCCGTAGCGCCAAGTCCTAGCCCCGCGCCTACGGCTTCTTCGGGCATGTTCGACTTCAGCTTCAATGGGTTCAAGAACCCTGAGCTGGATGAGACATGGCGTGCGCCCCCACCGCCAACAACCCCACCTGACTTCATCGACCCTGCCGTAGAGGAAATTGCCCACGAACGAGCAGCCGCTAAGCAGGAGGCAGCATGAACCCCCATTTAATTCTGGGGGCGATCTTTCTAGCGATCGCCTCTTACTTCTATGGCCACCATGCCGGTTTTGAGCAACGAGATCAAGAGATGCAAGCGGAGATTGCTCTCAAGAACGAACAAGTTCGCCAAGCCGAGCACAAGCTGAATGAACAACTCAGCGCTACCTCAACCGAACTGAAGGATGCAAATGATGCTATCGCTAAAAAACAGTCTGACCTTGATCGCCTTATCAACGCTGGCCGGGTGCGCCTCCCCTCCTCAGGTTGCATACAAGCCGTTGCAGGTGCCCCCGCTCCCAGTGGAAGTGGGAACCAAGCGGGAAGCGAATCTGACATCGAGACTCTCCGACTTATTGCTCAAATCGCAGCAGACGGGGACCGCGCCATCAACCAGCTCAACGCCTGCATCGCAGCCTACGAGCAAGTAAGGGAGGCCGCAAATGGTAACCGCTGAACAACTTAAAGCTATGCACATTGACCCAGTCTGGGTTGATGCGCTCAACGATACCTTTGAGAAATTCGGAATCGACACGCCTAAAAAACAGGCAGCATTCATTGGCCAGTGTGGCCACGAGTGCGCTCAATTCCGTATCCTTGAAGAAAACCTCAACTACAAAGCCGCCACGCTGATGAAGCTGTGGGCCAAACGGTTCCCTACCCTTGAAGTCGCAAATGCCTACGCCGGTAATCCACGAAAAATCGCCAACAACGTGTACAGCTCACGTATGGGAAATCGTGACGAAGCTTCTGGTGATGGCTGGCGTTTTCGCGGTCGTGGCTGTATCCAACTCACTGGCCACGCTAATTACTTCCACGCTAGTAAGGCTCTTGGGGTGGACTTTGTAGCCAACCCTGACTTGGTGTCTACACCGAAGTACGCCGCGCTTACTGCTGGCTGGTTCTGGAGCACGCATAACTGCAACGCTCTGGCCGAGGCCGGAGACTGGGTAGGACTTACTAAAAAAATTAACGGTGGCACGATTGGTCTAGACGATCGCGTGAAACACACTCAGTTGGCCTTAGGGTTAATTGACCACGGAACAGCACTTGCGTAAGCACAGCACGGGGATACAATCAACCCGTGTTTAACCCCTCTGGAGAATTAAATGGCACTAAGCTATGAGCAGTTTATGGAAGCGTCTGGTGCAGAACTGTGCGCTGGCAACATCATCGTTGGCATCATGGGCGACCGCAAAAAAGTAGGCGCTTTGGGCGACGACGGGGTGTTCAACTTGAACGACGAAGGCAAGGCTTTGGCTGAAGAATTGGAAGCCACTCCTGCCGAGAAAGCTACACGCAAGAAAAAAGCTGACGCTCCTGCCGAAGCTGCTGAGTAATAAGTAGGGGGCGACATGCCATATTTGAAGCTAGATAACTTCTCTGGGCTCTCGCCCCGTACTGGGCCGACTAACCTTGCGCCTAATCAGGCACAGATTGCTAAAAACGTAAAGTTGCAGTCAGGTGAAATCCGCCCATGGCGCAACCCCTACTTTACGTACACCCCCGGCAACTCCAACGTACAAACAATTTACAAGCTGGAGAACACCACTCTCGGCTTAAGCTCTTGGCTGGAATGGACTACCGACGTTGACGTTGTTCCCGGCCCCGTGGCTGACACGACCGACTTTCGTGTGTACTACACAGACGGCGTAGCCCCAAAGAAAACTAACTGGGCGTTGGCCACAACAAGCGGAACAGGCACGAAGCCGTTCCCTGATACTCAATACAACATGGGCGTTCCAGCCCCAACTACGGCTCCTTCACTTGTGAAGACAGGCGGTACTGGCACTGTTCAGGAAGACCGTGCCTATGTGTATACGTATGTCAGCACCTTTGGTTCTGTACTTGAAGAATCTGCCCCAAGCCCCGCAAATACGGTTGTGCATGTTGAACCTGACGCCACAGTCACAGTAGACTCATTTGCTACGGCCCCCACAACGGCTGCTGGGTACAACATCACTGCCATTCGCATATACCGCTCGGTGACAAGCACGACTAGCGCAGTCTATCTGTATGTGGGCACTGTCTCCGTAACTCCTTCGACTGGCGTGGCCTCTGGCTCGTTTGCTGACACGGTGCTCGCAGCCAATCTGGGTGTCTCGCTACCATCGCTGTACTACACACCGCCTCCTGCTACGCTCAAAGGCTTGATCGCCATGCCTAACGGTATCTTGGCGGGCTTCACAAACAACGAAGTATGGTTCTGCGAGCCGTATCTTCCGCATGCTTGGCCTGTTGGCTACATGATGACAGTGGGTGCACCCATCGTCGGACTTGGCGTATTCGGGCAAACCCTTGTTGTTTGTACGACACAGACTCCATACTTGATTACCGGCTCTCAGCCCGGTGCAATGTCACAGGAAAAGGTGCCGCTGCCTGAGCCATGCGTTTCCAAGAAGTCCATCACTTCTGACCAGTTTGGTGTCTTGTACGCCAGCCCTAACGGCTTGGTGTCTATCGCTCCCGGTACGCAAGACGTTATCAGTCGTGCATTGTTTACCCGTGACGAATGGCAGACATACATCCCATCGAGCTTGGTGGGTGTCATTTACCAAAACATGTACCTCGGTTTCTACCAAGCCGGAGACACAAAGGCTGCCCTTATCCTGATGCGCGGGGACACCCCGCCTCTGGTTAACTTAGATGTGTCCGCCCAAGCGGTGTTCGTGGAACGCTCTACGGCCAACGTGTACGTGGTTAATCCCTCGGACAACAACATCTACCAGCTTGACGCCGACCCTGTGAACAACATGTTCTACGAGTGGAAGTCCAAAAAGTTTGTGCTGCCAGCCCCCTTGAATTTCTCTGTGATGAAGGCTCAAGCAGACTGGGATGCTATTGCTAGCGTGGCTGCCTACAACGCTGTTGTCGATGAGATCATTGCTGCAAACCAAGCCTACTGGGCTACAGGAGCAACTCGTTTTAGTACGATAAACCGGACGCCGCTTAATACATACGCGCTTAACGGCAGCATCTTGCAGCCAATCCCTACACTCCAAGACGTCAGAAACGTTCAAATTCTTCTGTTCGCCAACGGTGTTCAGGTGTACTCCATCGGTGTGACCAGCCAAGAACCACAACGCCTGCCAGCCTCGGAAAAAGACTACATCTGGGAAGTCAAGATCACTGGCAACGTGGGGTTGCGCGAGTTCCGCATGGCCACAGACATCACTGAGCTTCGAATGATATGAAGAAGCCTGCTATCCCACCAACCAGTACGTTGCCACTTGATGTGGCACGTGTCTTGGAGCCGATCAAAGCCAACGTGGAAATCATGTCAGGCGCTCGTCCCGGGTCTACGGCGCTGTCGCCCTTGGCCACTACAGCTACGCTTGAGCAAGTCATCACGCAGTTAAACGCAATTCTTTCCAGAATCAACCAGTCAGGTTAAACTCTCCCCCTATGGAGGCGCACCCATGAAACACTTAGACCTATTACTCAGCTTAGTAAGCCCAACACATATTACCAAGAAGTTTACGCTTGGGTTTCTCGACGGCTTGTTCGGTGGGGGAAGTAGCGTATCTATGCCTGCGGTTGACCCCGCTATTGGAGAGGCGCAAAAGAAAATTGCCGAGGTGACGGCTGACCAATGGAACACGTTCAAGACTGATACGTATCCAGAGTTAATGCGTCAGGCTAGAGCACAAGAAGCTCGTGCCCAAGATCAATACGATTTAACCAGCGAGATTGTCAAGAAGCAACAAGCTTACGCCGATCAAGATCGCGCTCGCTATGAAGCTGGTGCTATTCCAGCCATGGAGAAACTCAAAGCTGACGCTGATCTCTATAACACTCAAGCTGAACAAGAGCGCTTAGCTGAAGGAGCTCGTGCTGATGTGGCTTCGGCAATGGACAATCAACGCCAGCAGCAAGAGATGCGTCAACGTGCTTATGGGATTGATCCAACTTCTGGTGCTACTCAGTTTAATAGCAACGCCATGGCAGCAACGCAAGCCTTAATGCAAGCACAAGCTGCTAACCAAACACGCCAAGCTGCTAAGGACATCGGCCTGCAAAAACAAGCCAACGTGTACAACATGTACGCAGGTCTGCCAGCGCAAGGTAACACGTCTACAGGCATCGCTCTAGGCGCGTCAGGACAAGGTATTGCTGGTGGCCAGACCGCTATTGGCAACACACTGGGTATCAATACTGCTGCTAACCAATCCGCACAAACAGCCAACCAAGGCTGGGGCTCAATGGGCCAGCTCGGTGTTAGCAAGTACGGTGCAGACATTTCTGCGTTTAATGCGTCTAACCAAGCAGCAGCTGCAAGCTCTGCCGGTATGGGTCAAGCTATCGGTACTATCGGTATGGCCTACGCTATGAAGGGTTCTGACATCCGCATCAAGCAAGATGTAGTCCGCGTCGGTCAGCTGGACAATGGCTTGAACCTCTATAGCTACCAGTATTTGCCTGAGTATCGCGACACATGGGGCCACGGCCCACAGATTGGCGTTATGGCACATGAAGTCGAGCTGATCGACCCAATAGCCGTATCTTTCCACGCTGACGGCTACAAGCTGGTCAATTATACAAAGGTGATGAACCATGGGATTTAATCTAGGCGCGTTCGCAGGCGGTCTCGCACAAGGCGGGGCCAACACATATTTCCGCATGGGCGAAGCTCAGCGTCAGGAAGAAGAACTGGCGATGCGTAAGCAGGAAGCTGCTTACCAAGAAGAACTGCGCCAACAAGAGCGTAAGCTCAATGAGATTACGAGCCAGACTCTAGGCATGGGTGACACCCGTGTAACTGGCCAAGACTACACCGGCGTAACTGGCGGTATTGACACTGCGGAACCTGCGCTTAAGACGGAGGCCTATACGCCCCAGCAAAAGATGGCAGACTTCAAGCAACGAGCTCTGTCTGCTGGAGTACCCCTCCAAAAAGTTACTGCTACGGCTAGCGCCCAGCGAGCTGAAAAGTATGCTGAGAAAGAAGAAATGGCCCTCGGCTTTAGCCAGCAGGTCATGGATGACATCAAAGCCAACCCAACTGACTTGGGCGTTGTATTTAAGAAACACTTCCAAGGGCAATACAACGAAGGCAAGCTGCCCGGCTTAGGCGACGGCAAAACCGCTGAAGTAGTCCCTGCGGCTACTGGCGGGCAAAGCATTGTACTGAAAGACGCAAAAGGCAAGGTCACTAAGACTATCCCTCTGAACGTGGACACTATTCAAGCGCTGACTCAGAAATGGGCTGGCGCAATGATGGCTTCGTCATCCCCAGCTAGCTGGTGGAAGTCTCGCGAAGAAGACCTCAAGTCTCGTGAAGTTGGTGCGAAGGAAGCCTTGGTCCCATCCGAGATCGCTAAGAACCAAGCATTGGCTAGCCAAGCTAACGCCCACGCTAACGTGTACAACAACTTGCTCACAACTGCTAAAGAGAATAAGGCTGCTGGCGAAGCGATGAAGCCGTATCTCGACGAGTTTGCTGCTCTGACTCCAGAAGAACAATCTGGGGCTAAAGGCCAAGCAGTTCTACTCAAGGGCGCTACTGCTGGTGCTCAGAAGTCTAAGGACTTGTCTGGCATCGTGTCTATGCTTCGCAAACCTGATCGCGCTGCTGTGTCTCCTGAGCGAGATAAAGCGGCACATGCTGCTCTCAACGCTGCAATCGAGACCGGCGACCAGAAGAAAATTGACTTTGCAAAATCGCAATACCAAGACGTATTTGGGGAAGACCCACTGGTCAAGCAAGTTCGCGAAGCTGTGGAAGCTAAGGCTAAGGCTGAAGCGGGGAAGAAAGATAAGCCTGACACAAGTAATAAACCCGCAGCTGCGGTGCCAGTTACTCCCGCTGCACCGGTCGCTCCTAAGCCACAGACGGCTGCTTTGGCTAACGTCGCCGCTCCATATTACCAACGCCTTACTGAGTTGACTCCGCTTATTGAACAAGCACAGAGAAAAATTCGCTCGGGCGGCGGACTAGAGGCTGCGCAAGAATTGCAAGCGCTGACGCAAGAAAGAGATAAAATTCTCGCCAATCCAGTGATGAAATAAAGGCCCTCCATGGCGTCGATTGACCAATTAAGAGCGATGCTCCCCAACGGGAGCAAAATGTCAGACTTCGATGTCGTTGACGAAGTCTCGAAACTAATCGGCGCTGACCCTAAAGACATCGCAGGCAAACTTGGATTTGGCGAAGTAAAGGGTGGGATCACAAAGCAGCAAGGCTCGTCTTCCATTGACCGCTACCAAGCTGGTTTGTATGGTGTCGGCGAAGCGGCTGCTGAAGGATTGGGCGCACAAGGGGTGGCGAACTGGATGACCAAAGGTCGTCAGGAAAATGAACTCCGCGCTGACATCGCATCACAACGTGCCCGTGAAATGGGCGCAGTTGACTCTTGGGAAAACGTTCGTGGTGTAGGCGACTTTGGTAGCTACGCCAAAGGCTTGGCCATTCAATCTCTCCCATATGCTGCTGAGGCTTTAGTTGGCGGTGTTGCTGGTCGTGCCATTGGCGGTACTGCCCGTGCTGCATTGGCTGGAGGTACAGCGGCTTCTTACCCATCTGCCGTTGGCGATGTGCTGAGCAACCAACGTGAGCAATCCGGCGAGACCCGTGGCGGCGTCGCTGCTGCCTTGGCCGTACCTTATGCCGCTCTAAACGCTGTTGGCGTTGAAGGCGCTCTGATGAAGGGCACTGCGTTCAAGAACACAGTAAACCTCCTTGACCGTGGCACTGGATTGACTGGTGCTGCTGCTCGTACTGCGGCTACTGCTACTGGCGTTGGCCTCAAAGAAGGTGCCTCGGAAACTGGCCAAGAGATGCTGAACCAAGTTGGCCGCATGTCGGTCGACCCAAATGAAGCGTTCCTAAGCGATGCTGCCCAAGAGCGATTCAAAGAGTCTTTCATTGGTGGCGCGACCCTTGGTGGTCTGGCCGGTGGTGTGGGTGGTGGATGGCGTCGTAGCCAAGCTGCTGGTGAAGTTGCACCCCCAGCGAACGATGTAGCACAGGCGTTCCAAGCTAATGATACGGTTGCTCCTGACTCCCGCATTGCTGGTCTGCTTGGCCGTGCGGCTGATCCATTGGCTGGTCGTTCGACTATGTATGGTGGTGAGCTCCCAGTGCTGCCTCCACAAAAAACACCTATCACGGCTCCAGCGGTTACAGGCGGCACGACTGACGTCGCCCAAGCGGCCACAGGTATTTCGCAGGCTGAGTTTGCTGCCCAACAGCGTCAGCAGCAAGATGACGCCAACCGCCTTGCCCGTGACAAGACATTCCAAACACTTGGCGCACAGTACTCGCCTGAGAACACTGGCCAGCTCAACATCTTTGGCGCTACGCTGTTTGACGATGCGAAGATCAATGCGTTCGGTAACACCTTGGCTGCCAAGTTCAACGCGCTTCCAGAGACTGCCCATACTGTGGCCGACGCCATTGCGCAAGCCAACGAGCTGACAGGCGGTAAAGTAATTAGCGTCAAGCTGGACGCAGGCAATCCAGTGGGTGCCGCAGACAAAGTCATGAAAGCATTGGCCAAGACTGCCGACGCGTTTCAAATTGGTCATGTACAGAACGTACAGCAGGCCGCAACGATTCTTGAGACCTTGTCTCAGACCGAGAAGGGCGCTAAGCTAGACCAGCTCAACGCTATCCACTACGCCTTGACCGGCGAAGATACCACTGGCTACACAGCCGCTCAACAAGCCCAAGCTACTAAAGGAGCTAAAAATGGAAAATTGCCACTGCAAGACAATGCCGGGATTCGAGAAGTTCCAATCGCAGGCGGAACAACAGAAACAGTCGCTGGAGAAGATGGGGGTGTACGACCCACTGGCGTTCAACCCGTCGGAGCAGCAAGTGTCGGAGAGGGACCGCTTGGCCTCCAAGTTGGACAGCCACCAGCAGGCGGAGTACGGACAAGCACCGGAAATGTATCCAATGTTGGCGGTGGCAATGCCCCGCAAGCGCAAGTAAGCGAGACACCAAGTGAAGAAGCTCAGCCTACCAAGCCCAAAGCCAAACTCGGCGTACCCGTCAGAGTTAAAGCAACAGGTAAACAAGGGGCTCCAAGTGTTCAACCAACACCTGCTCCAGCTCCTCAAGCAGCACAACGCCAAGAAGCCAAGCTAAGCCCGGCTGAGGAATTGTGGAACGACATGGACGCTACGGATACACCGTACGCGTCGCTCACTCCTGCGCTCAAACAAGCATGGGAGCGGGCTGTCGAAACCAACCAAGCCACTGGCGACATCCAAGAGCAGATCGCGGACCAAGCCGGTGACCGTGAGCAAGAGAACAAAGCCGACCGCCTCATCGCTGGCGTGTTGCAGATGGTCATCCGCCCATATGGTCGTTTGAACGAAGCCTCTGCACAGAAGAAACGTGAGTTCTTCCAAGCCTTCTGGGGTGGCGCTAAGCTCGACTCGCTGCCTGAGATCGCAGAGGCCATGGACATTACTCCTGACCAAGCGGCTAAATGGCATGCTGAACTGCCCAACTTCCTAGAGAAGAACAGCGCCAAGATCATTGCGGCTGCCACTACCGTGGCCGAGAGCCAAGGCATGACCATGCGCGACTTGGAGCAGCTGCTCGAAGGCATTGAAGCCAAGCGCCAGACCAAAGCCACTGCGGCTGCCCAAGCCACTGGCGAGGAAGAAGACACCGGCCAGAGCACATCTGCTACTGAAGAACCCGTTGAGTCTGACACCACTGGTGAGGAAGAATTCGCTGTTGGCGAGTTGACTTCTGAAGGTGGCCGTGATGAAGGCCCAACACCTGAAACTGCTAGCGAAGCAGAGGCTGCTCCTAACCTGAGCATCCGTACTCGTAAGAGCATTAGTGTCCAAGAACGATACAACGCTATCGAGACAAACAACGCCCGCATCCTGAAGACGATGGAAGCCCTTGAGAAAGCCAAAGAGGCTGTCGAGGCTGGCAAAACTCCTAAGACTCCAGTGGAAGAACTGGAAGCGCGTCTGGCTGTGGAGATGGATTACGCCAAACAGTTGTATGCCCGCAACAAACTCAAGGGTGAGTACGGCGCTGACTTTGAGCAGACCGAAGAAGAAATTGCTAAGGACGAGAAGCGCCTAGCAGGTGAAGCCGCCAAGAAACTACAGGGGAAACCAAATGCCGTTCAAGAGCCAAGCACAGAGAAAGTTCCTGTTCGCAAACGAGCCGGAGGTCGCAAAGCGGTGGGCAAAGGAAACGCCGAAGGGGGCCAAGCTGCCGCCGAAGGTGAAGCCCAAGCAGAAGCCAAAGAAATAAAGACCGACGCAGAGAAAGCTGCTGACGCATGGGACTCTGTCGTTAAGGACATCCCCGGTGCGCCTCCGTTCATGGCATTGACCAAGGATGAGCAAGAGACGTTCATTGAGTACGGCGAGGAAAACTGGACTCGTGCTGATGTGGTTGCTGAACTGAAGAAGCTCAATGCTGCCCAGCCGATTAAAGCTGCCACTACCGACGAAGAACGTAAGAATGCAGAAGACCATGCTGCTGCAACTGGCGGCTCTGTTGTATGGCAAGAAGGCCCATGGGCTTTGATCCGTGGATATTCCATCCTGTCTGGCCAGCCTGTCTACGTTCCTGCAAATGGAACTACTCGTTGGCGTATGGATATTGGGAGCTTAGGCAACGTCGCGGCAATCCCTGAAGACATGCGGGCTAAGCTGCTTGCTGCCAAACAAGAAATTGAAACTGCCGATGCAGCCCAACATGCTGCCAATCCATTCATTAAGTTCAGTGGTAATGGCATAGCAATTTCTAGCGGTGTTGACCGCCGACTTGGTGGCGTAATTGCTGGCTGGAAGAACCTGCTAAACATCAAAGCCAATGTCTATGTCACGACAATGGAAGATGCTCGTGCGGACAAAGACAAGTTCACTGGGCCTCATCGTGCTATCAGTTCTGCTGGACTAGACGCCAACGAGGCTGGCTCTATGCGCAAGATGGGTGACGACTACTACATTGCGTTCACCAAAGGTACTAGCTACCTGAAGATGCTTGAAACATTGGCCCACGAGCTTGGGCACGTCCATGAACGGGTAGCGTTCGAGAATGCACCTGCGGAACTAAAGCAAGCTATTCGTGATGAGCATAGCAAGTTCATCAAGGCCAATATTGGTGGGACAGGGCGTGAGTTCATTACTGCGCTTCGCGCTCGAACAACAGGACGCACAACTAAGTCTTCCGGCGATATCCAAGCGTCAGAGCTCACTGGATACTGGAAAAGCTTCTCCGAGTGGTACGCAGATCAAGTGTCCAAGTGGGCGACTACATCTGAGAAACCAGTTGGTGTGGTGGAGACATTCTTTGCCAAGCTTGGCGCTGCTTTGAAGAAGTTCTACTATTCGCTCAAAGGCCAGCAATATCTACCAACCGAGACCATGAAGAAGTTCTTGGACTCAGTGGCTGACCGCAAGCTCATCATTGCACCTAAGAACGTCGACTCTGATACAGCTAGCCAGTCAATGCTGGCCGGTGTGCGCAGTGTAAATGAGATGGACCGTGACGCTAAAGCGGAGTTCAAGGGACGTCTGGCAGTAGCAAAAGTCATGGATAGTACTGGTGACAATGCTTGGGACATCTGGAATCGCACGGGCTGGTACAAGGGCCCAGAAGGTAAATGGCGCTACGAAGTGCCAGATACAGATGCCAAGTTTGTAGGTGGCGTTACATGGGAAGATTTCCCTGAAGACCGCCCAATGATGTTGGACGACGTGCTCGACCACCCTACGCTGTTCAAGACCATTCCTTCACTGCGCGATATTGAAGTTATCCGTAGCTCCAACTTGCCCGCTGGCCATGGGTCTTACGACTCAGCTAACGATGTCATTCGGATCGGTGCTGACGAGGTTTTTGGCCCCACCGCCGAACTGGGGGCTTTCCATACTTTGTTGCACGAGGTCCAACACGCAATCCAAGAACGCGAAGGCTTTGCTAAAGGCGGTAATCTAGAAGCTGTGGACCCATATGATCCACAGGCTCTTGAGAAACTTGCTCGCCAAAAAGAAGACGTGTTCAGCGGAGAGTACTCCGAGAACATCCGTAGAGCCATTCAACTCTTAAAACCATTTGCAGCTGAGCATCAGGCCATCCGCGATATGGAGGACAAGGTCAGTGCGCTCGAAGAAAAGAGCGGGGACAACCCAACGCATGCTCAAGTCATGCAAATGGAAGACCTCTATGACAAACTGGCTGACGCTGCCGGGGCACTGTCGCACAAAGTAAGCCGCGCATGGGCTCCACTAGGTGGAAACCGATTCGTAATGCAGTTACGCCAAGAGCTGTACGAGATGATCGGCGGGGAAGCCGAAGCCAATACCGTCATGCTACGTGCTAACTACCCAGCTGCGGAGCTGGCTAAGATCGCTCCAGAGCATGTTGCGGCTGAAAACCAACTGTTGTACAAAGGCCGTGCGGTAATAGCTCGCAAGATTGCTGGTCTGCCTAAGCCGCTCCAACCCACAACCAAAACAGTTGTGGACACCTTGATGAACTCCGGTAAAGACGCACTGGTCAACCGCAATGAGGACGTCAAGCACATCCTGTTGGCTGCTGGTATTACTGAAGACGTGGTCAATGGTGCTAGCAAGTACATGCCTTCGGCCCAAGACTATCTGGCCAACCAGTACGAGCGCCAAGGTACTCGCATTGAGCATGAGCAACGCATCCAGAAGATTGAAGAAGCGTTTGAGAAGCTGCCCACAGAGCTGCAAGGCACTGGCCGTGGTAGCGTGAACGAGTTCATTTTTGACTCCACCTCAGACAGCAAGTGGGGCTACGTACCCGCATACAACCCAAACATCAAGCCTGACGATGAGATGGCCCGTCGCTTTGACGCAATGCCTGCTGCCGCGCAGCAAGTCATCAAGATGGTGTTTGACCATGGCTACCAATCCCTGCGTTTAAAACAGCAAGCCGTCACGGCTGCTGCGGACAAAGAGTTCTCTCAACGCGAGCTGGATGCCAATGGCGACCAAGAGCAACTGAACAACATCGCTGCTGACCGCAGTGCATGGAAGTCCAAGTTCGACCGCTTGATGAACATCAAGAACGACATGCCTTACGCCTACCTCGGTCGTTATGGCGATTACGTGGCCGTGGCCAAGTCCGAGACTTACGCGGATGCTGAGAAGCTGGCCGCTCAAGGCGACCTCGATGCTACTAAGTGGCTCGAGCAGAACCAGTCGGACGCCAACCACTACATCGTTGAGTTTGCTGAGACCATGGCTGAAGCCCAGAACAAGGCTGAGCAGTGGAAAGCATCCGGTCGTTACCAGCAGGTGTACGGTGCAGAGAAGGAAGTCAGCGAAGCCTTTGTCGGCGGTAGCGACTTGTTCATGGGTATCACCCGTCTGCGCAACATGCTGACTCGCCGCATCAAGTCTGGTGAGATCACTATGGCTGACCAAGAAGTCCTGACCGCTCTGAATAAGACTGTGTCTGACCTGTACTTGGCCACTGTGTCTGAGGCTAGCGCCCACCGCACAGCAATGCAGCGTAAGAACATCTCCGGTGCTGACAAGGACATGATGCGCAACTTGGCCACCCGTGGCCGTGCCGACGCTCACTTCTTGGCTAGCTTAAAGCACAACGGTGACATCACTGACGCCATCAGCAACATGCGCGACGAGGCCAAGGGCGATCCAACCAACGCTCGTCCATACCTGAACGAGTTGCTCAAGCGCTACGCTAACGACATCAACTACAAGACACCAGCGCCACTAGCACGAGCATTGACTCGACTTGGCCACACTTGGTTCTTGGCGTTCAACCCTGCGTTCTACCTGCAACAGATGACTCAGACCTACGTCTTGTCTCTGCCTTACATGGCTGGCCGTTTGGGTTATCACCGTTCACTGCGTTCGATCAACGCCGCATACAAAGATGTTGTCAGCTTGGTGAAAGACACCAACGTCAACGAGCACTTGGATTTCTCCAAAGCTCCAGCCGACGTGCGCGATATGCTCTTGAAACTTGTCCGTATGGGCAAGATCGACATTGGTATTGATGCCGACGCAGTCGTATACGCCAACGAGCGTACCCTGACTAGCTCTGTGATGCGCAAGCTCAACGGAGTCAACAACCGCATTGAAGCGGTCAACCGTGCAACGGCTGCCGTGGCTGCCTATCGCGGATACCTCCAACGCTACGGAGTCAACAACACTGAAGCTGCTACTAAGTTTGCCGCTGAGACTGTGTCCAACACCCATGGTTCATACGACGGTTTCAACACACCTCGTATCCTGAACTCCAACGTGGGTAAGGTGGTCGGTCAGTTCAAGCGCTTCCAGATCATCCAGTTGTCCATGTTGGGCAAGCTCATCAAGAACGCGTTCAAGGGTGCATCCGCTGAGGAACGTATGGTGGCGCGTCGTTCCCTCAAGTTCATCACGGCTCACATGTCTGTGTTGGGCGGTGCACTGGGTGTACCGTTTGCTTCTCAGATCGGCAACTTGCTGGTCAATATCTTTGGCGACGATGACGAACCCAAGGACTTGGAGTACCAACTGCGTCAAGCCATCGGTGATCCAGAGCTGGCCAACTTACTGTTGCGCGGTGTGCCTGCATACTTCGGTGCTGAATCCATTGGCAAGAAGCTGGCTATGGAAAACGTTGCCTCGATCCTGCCATTTACTGACGTTGACCTGACTAGCCGTTCTGGCGCAGAGAAGATGTTGGTTGGTTTGATGGGCCCAACCGCTGCCCTTGGCTTGAAGTTTGCCGATGCACTGGGTCTAGTTGGCCAAGGTGAGCTGTACAAAGGTATGGAGCAAGCCCTGCCAACAGGTTTTGCCAATGCCATGAAGGGCTACCGGTTTGCTACCGAGGGCATCACAATGCGTAACGGCGACATCGTGCTCAGCCCAGAAGAAGTCAGCATGGTGGATGCAGCGTTCCAAGCTGTTGGTCTGCCAACAAATACCATTACCCAACGTCAGTACCGCCAGAACGTGGAGAAAGAATTCGACAAGTTCTACTCAACCAAGGCATCTGAGATCAAGGGTGACTACGTTGCAGCTAACCGCGAAGGTGACACCGCAGCCATGGCAGAAGCCCGCCAAAGTTGGCAGGAATTGCAGGATGCTCGGGCTAAGAACGGGTACACTAGACAGCCAATGTCAGACCTGTTCAAAGCCATCGTGGCTGCTAGGAAGCGTGAAGCTTCAGTGGTCGGCGGTATCGAGACAACCAAAGCCAACAAACAGTTTGTGGCTGGCATTATCTAAGGAGCAACCCGTGGCTAAATCACCAGCATGGCAACGCAAAGAAGGCAAGAACCCAGAGGGCGGTCTGAACGCCAAGGGTCGCGCTTCTTATAACAAGGCAAACCCCGGCAAGCCCGGGTTGAAGGCTCCGCAACCTGAGGGCGGCCCACGCAAGGATTCGTTCTGCGCTCGCATGGAAGGCATGAAGAAAAAGCTGACCAGCGAGAAGACGGCCAAAGACCCGAACTCCCGTATCAACAAATCTCTCCGCGCTTGGAACTGCTAAATGTCTGACTCAATCGAAACGGCCCGCGAGTTGGCCACCCACGCTGCCGACATCCGCCACTTGCAAGATGACATGGACAAGCTCGTTGAGAGCATGGCTGCCATGCAAAAATCATTGGCCGAGATCAACACTACGTTGTCTGAGGCCAAGGGCGGGTGGAAAGTCTTAATGATGATTGGCGGAGCAGGCGGTGCTCTTGGGGCAGTTCTTACTCAGGTGATCCACAGCCTGCCTTGGGGTAAGTAAAAAACTCCCCGGGTTTTACGCCGGGGAGAAAACCCTCATCGGAGACAGCCAGCAACTGCTTACTGGCCAGCGGATGATACCGCAGCAGTCTCCAAGCTGACAACAGTCGGGCCACTTGTTTTCTCAACAACGCCTTCCATCGCAGCAAAATCAAACGCGTAGCAGACACACGCACCTGTTGAGTGGGCAGTGCCACGACCGATGTTGAATCGCTCTGAGTTCTTACCGACCCACTTCTTCTCTTGGGCATACTTCAATACTTCTTTGGGCTCCATGCGGTTCTTGGAACACCAGTCGTAGAAGTCCTTCTTGGCGATGAACAGCTTGCCCACCAGCTTGGGATCGACAGTCTCACCAGAGTTCTTGTTGGGTGAACCCAGTATGCGACGACCAACCGCCACGCCATTGATGCGGGACAAAGATTCCTCAGGGCCACGAGCATCAGCACGAGTGTCGCGGTAGCCCACAGTCACCAAGATGCGGCTAGACATCTCACGGATCATGCGGCTAATCGCTTCGCCCGGGTCAGTCACGTTACCCTTGGATACCGCAGCAGTCAGGTCAGTCATCAGAGTAACAGTGAAGTCTTCCAGCTTTTGGAAGTCAAAGTCCACGATGTTGTGATCCACCAGAATCTTGGCAGCCACCAATGTGCAAGTCGCATGGCTACGGAAGAAACGATATTCAGACTGCGGCATCAAGCGGCTCATCTTGTTCTCGATCTTGGCGTAGAGGTCAGCGACTTCCTGCTGGTGGGTCACGATGTACTTCACGAATTCATGCCCTGCGTTGCCCATGTTCTCGCGCATGATGTCGATGGCGTTGGACACTTCAACCGCTGGGTCAATGATGGGCACGTTGTAGGTGGCGAAGTTAATGCCGATCATCCGCACGGCTTCCGCTTGTGTGTTGGCGTTGTGGCCAGCCAGCTTGGAGTGCATGTCTTCGTTAGCAGTTAAGCCAACCACAGTCTTCCAAGTGTGCTGTTCAGCGAAGCCAACCTTACCGCCAGCAGAAGTCAAGCGAGCACGGTCAGTACCTTGCGATGTTGTATAGGCCATGGCCGATACCTCGGCTGCATCCATGTCAGTCATCTCGTCAAACACCACTGGGATGTTCTTGTGTGCGCCGACGATTGCCCACCGCGCATTGCGAGTTGCGCCTTCCTTGCCAGCGAAGATCATCTTGTTAGCATCGCAGATACCGTACAGCGCAGAACGCCACACAGAAGTCTTGCCTTTGCCCGACGCACCAGAGTTTACGGCGACAAGAGCACCGTTATAACTGTCTTCTCCGAAGGGTGTGATGAGTGAGCCGTAGACGTTACAGAACACGTATTGAGCGGCTTGGCTGTTTTCTCGGTTGTAGATGTAATTAACAGCAGCGGAATAAGCAGCAAGAGACCCACGAGGTTCAGGATAAGCATTGCGGTGGTCAGCGGCAGCGCCACCGATAAACACTTTACGAATTGAACCATCTTGGTGATAGAGCCTGTCTCCAAGTAACACCCCACTCATGTTGTCGCGCCAGCCAAACGCAGTTAATGTATCTGTCTCGCGTTGCTCGGCCATCAGCTTGCGAATAGAGTCACGCAAATATGCAGTCATGTGCATAGTTGAATCCTTGTTGTTGGACGGCATCAGTTCGTACTTGGACAAAGCCTTCAGCAGATCGGATGGTGACGCCAATGATGCAGTGTCCATCTCAAAGTCACGGATACGTTGGTCAGGCAAGTGCATACGAATCGTAGATGCGAACGACCCATCAGACTTCTTGATCCGTTGGATTGGATAGAACAGCGTGTTGCAGAACGTGTAGGGTTGGAGCACACCATCTTTGTCTTTGATGAAGCGCAGCATGTGGTCTGCTTGGTATTCATACCCCTCAGGCATTGGAGGCACGATGGCTTCCAACACTTGGTCAGGCTTGGCTTCGTCGATTACTCCGACCGTTGATTCTGCTGGTTCAGGCAGAAGTCGTCCCAGCACGATTGGTGACTTGATGTTTCCTTTATGAACACAGCCATCGCAGGCGGACGGGTTACACTTTTGAAAAAATTCACAAGTAGCAGGGCCGCTATCCCAAGTGTTATAACGGGTATCAACATCCACATTAGAGTGGCCAGTAGCCGCTCTATGTTCGCTCCACTCATGTGCCAGAGGTTCTCCCTCGACGCAGTGCTTAATGATTCCAATGACTCCGCGCCATGTTTCATAGTCAACGTCTCCTTTGGTGTCACGCATCTTGCCAACTTGAGCGCAATGGTTTGCGACTTCATGGGCAGACGATTCAATCTGTGGGCCAAGGTGGCCGATCAAGTCATCGTTTAAGCCTTCCACTGGGGCACGGCTAATCAGTTGTTGAGGGATGACGTCGTACTTAGCAACAGCCGCTTGGACTGCCGCATTGAATTCTTGTGGTGATACAACATCACCTTCGCGCACAACCTTTACTTGTCGTGGGTCTCGTCCGGGCTTTCGGTTATGAGTCCCCACAGGGCGAAGCACAGAAGACAGATCAGCAGTGCGGGTTGGATCAACGATGAGGCCAGCTCCAGCCAAGACTGACTTAAAGCTGCTAGCGATTCGTCGCCAACTATTAGGGCCCACAGGTTGACTAAGCACCCAATAGCAGTGAAGACCACCACCAGAGCTAACAAGCATAGGGGAAGGAAACTGGTTCGCTTGGCAGAAGCCAAGGATCGCTCGTGCTGCATCCTTCTGAGTCGCATAGCCTTTGCCTTCTGCTGCCTTTGATTCACCACAGTCGATATCCGCCCAGAAAGCTTTGGCCTTGTACCAGTTAGGTTCTCCACGGTATTTCCTTTTTGTTTCACCGTTCACTACGGCTTCGTAGGACGGCTCTTTGTACGCAGCGCATGCGTGATAGACAGTTAAGTTAGTTTGCTTGTCATAGGAAGCGATGGCCTCAGCCATCAGCTCCAAAGATTCATACGCCTTGTGGGCGATGCCGGGGGTACCGGCACGACTCAGGCCAACGAACTTATACCCATCTTCCGGCAAGATTGTTTTGAGGAAGGTGAGTGCGTCCATGTTATGCCTGCGCGATGATTGATTTGCCCGTGGCGTGAGCCCCAATAGTGATGGTGCGATCCATGTGTGCCATGGCTACCTTCACCAACTCCTTCGCTTGGATGTTTGTATCCGAAGCCTCAACGATGACACGGGCCAACAGCTCTGCCAATCCGATGATGATTTCTCCGTGGTTAAAGTCTTTGCCACTGAGGGCAAGGTTCGCTTCAACTACGACACCGGCGACTTTGCGCTGGTCAACTTGATATGACATGATTTCTCCAGAAAATGAAAGCCCCGAAGGGCCGGAAAGAAGGTGGGGGACTACTACTTTACAGCGGGCGGAATTGCCCGTAGCCCCCCGAAAACCATTAGTCGTCGAAGTTCAAATCGTCGAGGTTAAGGTCAGGGATGTCAACCTCAACAGGTGCTGGCTTTGGCTCGGGCTTGGGTTCAGCCTTAGGCTTAGCAACAGCCTTGGGTTTCTCAGCGACAGGCGCTGGGGCAGCAGCCTTGACTTCCACTGTTGGCAACTCCTCGTCATGAGAAGCCTCGGCAGCCGCAGCAGCAGCGATACCGTCAGCACCCAAGATGGATTGCACAACGTCGGACACTGCAACTTCTTGGACTTGAGCGTAGCCAGCGTCGCTCAACAAACCTGTGGGCTTGAAGGTCAGCTTAGGAGTGGGTGACTCCATGTCGAAACCAATGCGGGTAACAACCATGTTGTATCCAACACCGCGCTTAGCGAGCATCTTGCCGTACTCACCCAATGACTTGATGGATGCTGGAGGCACACGCAACAGGTATGGGTCGTTGATCTGGTCAGCCGTAGCGATAGCCATACGGACGCTGTCTTGGCAAGCCTTGCCTTTGCCGCCGTTGTCGCCGATCTTGGAGCCCCATTGGTTGTGTGGGCAGATTGCGCAGGACTTAGACTGAGGTTCAGCCACGGATGAGTCAGGACGGTCGCCAGTGTTAGAGAAGCAATCAGGCTTAGTGGCCTCGCTGCCTTCTTGGTAGCCCTTCATGTAGAACACTTTGGATGTGCCCTTGTTGGCTTTGACCAACACGACTTCGATTGACGGTACTGCGATCTTCTCGCCGTCCACGTCTTTGGTCAGTACAGTGCGCTCGCCATCACGAACGACTGTGAAGTTCTTGCCCTTGATGGACATGACAGGGAAGCCCGTGCCAGCGTGAGCCGTCAAGTCTTCGTTGACTGCGGAGCGGTTAGCTTGTTTGAGGTAGGCTGGCAGGTTGCCAGATGCGGTATCGAAAGGGATGATGTTGCTCATCGTTTACTCCAGTGGTTGAGGGTTAAGTTCTACGGATGTTGACCACGCGCTCAGAGCGCCAGTTGATGCCCGGCGGTAAGTCTTGGTGTTCATCTTTGTATTGTTGGATGGCTGTCTTAGAAGCGCGAACTTCCATCAGGTGCCAGTCTTCACGGGACTTGACGAAGGCCATAAAGGCGTCCTTGTCAGCCACAGAAGCAGTGCTGCGTTCAGTAGTATAGGCCGTACCGAACTCGGTCTTTACGGAATCCATACCGGTCTGCTCGAAGGTCTTAAGTAAAGCGGATTCAATCTGGTCAAGGACTGTATCCAATTTCTCTACTTTGCTTTCATAAGCAGCTTTGAACTCAGCTTTTTTATCGCGTAGCTCAATGTATTTGGCTACCAGTTCTGATATTTTCATTGTTGTGTTCCAGTGAGGGGGACGGAGATTACCATCAAATCAGTGAGTGTGTATAGTGGTTTTTACTGGTCGCTCTCAATTCCTTTCATAATTTCCAACAGCGAGCCTTGCAGCTTCTGTTTACCTTGCAATCTCTTATAGATACGCCGTTCAATATCACTGCCAGCTATATGGGCGATGACTGTTGTGCGTGTCTGGCCGGGTCGGCGTACTCGGGCGCATGCCTGTTCGTACACGTCGTTGCTGTGTATCGGCGCATACCAGATGATGGTCGTTGCCGCAGTCAGTGTTAAGCCATGGGACATGGTGGATGGGTTGGCCACGATCACACGGATACGATCAGTCTTTTGGAAGGTTCCAAAGATTTCGTCACGGTCAATTTTTGAAGTGCCACCATGGATAGCCGCGCACTCCCAATCGTCTTTGAGTTCATCCATCAGATGTTCAAGCACACCAGTCAACGGAACGAACACAAGCACCTTGCCTTCAGATTCTTCAATGATCTCTTTGAGCACGTCGATGCGTGGCTTGTTCGGAATGTGGATGTACTCGCCCTGCGCACCATACGCCACACCGCAAGCGATCTGCACCAATTTGTTAGCCTTTACAGCTTCGTTAACAGCAAGCACTTGGCCGCCCTCGTACTCCATCTTGAGTTTGTCCAGCATGTTCTTGTACGCTGCCTTCTGCTCAGTGGTCATCTCAACGTCGCGGGTAATGAACGTCTGCTCGGGCAAGTCAATACAGTCATCTAGTGCGAAGCGCACCGCTGGTTGCATGATGGCCTTCACTGTGTCCACTGCATCTGCACGGGGCACCCACTTGAACTGAGTCAACTGCTTCATCACCATGTCGCGGAACTTGCCAAAGTACTTAGGTACTGAGGGGCTCGTTGGTACAACGATGCGGCACTGCGCCCATGCGTCTGTTGGTTCATGTGGTGTTGGTGCACCGGTCAATCCCCATACACGTCTGGCAGACTGTTTGTTGCAGATGGCGTTCAATGTCTTCCAGCGGTCAGTGCCAGAGTTACGGAACATGGCGATCTCGTCCACGATGATGAGGTCAATGTCATCACGCTGCTCTAAGTCTTCCAAGATGGTCTTGATGCCGTCCGTGTTGATGATGTACAGATCAGCGTCTTGCGCCAACAACTTCTTGCGGCGTTCACGAGTTCCATACAGTACTGTTGCATCCAGATGTGGGAACGTCTTGAATACTTCATCAGCCCAAGTGCGCTCCATCGTGGACAGCGGACAGACAATCAAAGCCTTCTTCACTAGCTTGCACTCACGCATGTAGTCATATGCCCACAACGACGTGACTGTCTTGCCCAAACCCATAGAGTTCAAACAGAAAGCACGGTCGTGCATAGCTAGGAAGTTGGCAGTCTCAACCTGTGCAGCAAATGGTTTGAACCGTCCCGGCCATTGGTAGTAGTACTCCATCGGGTCTGGTGGATCGAACCCCAGATTACGGAGCACCTTGACTTCCTCTGGTCGGTGCGGCACAGCCACTAGCGTGTCTCCCTCATGAGTAACCATACGTGCCGTTGGGATGACAGTGGTAACTCTTGAAGGATTGCGCAGTTTAAAGATGAGGGCTTTTTTGTCTTTTCTAATTAGCATGAGAGTCTCATTGCTGCAAGCACCGCCAGAATGTTTTCTTCTGTTGCATGCGGGAAGTCAATCTCGTGGATGTCAGGGTCTCCCTTAACTCGCCACCTGACTTTCTGCATGTTGTTGAGACGGTCGTCTTGCATAGTCGCAGCCGCCACGTTATCGGGTAGGGGGTACCCGAAGAACGTATATCGCCCGGTATCGACGTGCTTGATTGGGTCACTTACCGTAGTTAGCGCCATGAGTTTTTCTCCATCCTCGGTTGGTAGTTTGGTCAACCACACGGAGATTGCCTTTGGCGTTCGTACCATTGCCGTCCAGCATCTTCTTGTGGTCAACGTCCTTGCCGTCACCCTTCTTAACCTTGCCTTCTTTCATCAGCTCAGCTCGGGCTTGGTTGCGCATCTCGCGCTTCTTCACTTGCTCTGGTCGTGCGTTATAACTTTTGTCATACGCTGCTTTTTTCGGTCCGCCTTTGTTCATTTGTGATACTCCAAAAATTCAATAAGTTGAGATACGTCATCAACCACTATGGCCTTACCCCAGTGGTCTTTGATTTCTGCGATGACACGGTCTTGGTTAGCCGTGGTGTCACCCCTCTTGCCGGGGGCCTTTGTCTCGATTGCCAGAAACTTTCCTTCCCAGCAGCAGATGAAATCAGGGATGCCTACTTGCCCCATCCCATTAGACACAGGCATAAAGTACCAAATGTCTCGCTTACGCAGTTCTTTCTTGACTGCGTCTTTGACTTTGCCTTCAGGAGTCGAAGCCATTACTTTTTGTCCTTATAGAAGTCACACGATTTAACTGGGCACCAGCCACGGCACAAGCCACTAGGACGGCATGGCCATGCGTCGCGTTCATACGCACTCTCTAGCTTGCGCACCCTTGGTAGGAAGCCGTTCCAGATACCAGCAACTTGGTCACGATGATAGGTGGCCTTGTCAATCTTCTTGTCCCGCAGCCACACGAAGCCAGTCGTTACATAGTTAACCTGTGGGTAGATAGCAAACGTGTATCCAACATACAACTCGAGCTGCTCAGTTACTTTGCGCTTACCAGTCTTGTAGTCGAACACGCCAGCTCTGTCACCATGGATGACCAGCAAGTCAGCGATACCGCGTGACCATGCGTTACCCCACTCAGCAGGTTGAAAGTTCTTGTCCACAGCCATCTGTTCTTCGCAGAGTTTCTCACCGGGGAGAGCCGCGAACTTAGCCGCGATACCTTCCCACTGTGTCATGCCCTCGGGTAGCGGTGTGCCGTCTTTGATGCGGTACTCCATCGCACTGTGGACTTTCTCGCCCCACATCGTTGCCTCGGTAGGAGGTTCTTTGATGTCCTTCAACACGCGAACGTGGTAGAACTGTCGGGGGCAAGTCTCGAACTTGTCGAGCTGGCTATATGTCCAAGCGGGGATAGTCATATTATTTTGCGTCTGCGTAGTTCTTCCCGATGTCACCTTCGCAGGAGACAGGCAGGTCAGAGCACCACTTAGGTGGAACTTTCATCACGTCGAGCATGAATTCAAGACACCACTTAGAGGCTGGGGTTGGTACTACCGATACTACCTCATCATGCACTGTCAATGCAACTTTGTATCGGCGGTCAGCATCAGGGTTGTCGTTCTTGCGCAACTCAATGTCGATCTTGGCCATCTGGTCAAACACAACGATACGAGCCAGCGCTTGCACGATGTTCTCCACCATCTTGCCGCCGTAGATTTTAACAGGGCCGTAGCGTCCGTCGTACTCGTAGCCGTCTGCGTTCTTGCGCAGGTTGGGATAACGAATCATCGTGCCGTTAGGCAGGTGCACACCCTCAGGGGTACAGCGCAGTGCGATGCCAACACCTAGTTCACACTCGTGACCACGAGCCATGGTAGCCAGTGCGTTCTGTGCGTCCTTCCATATCTGAGCAATCTTGTCGTACTTGGCGCGGTACAGCTTGACTGTGTTCTGTGCGTCCTCGATGGGCATGTCCACGGAGATACCGCCCATTCCGATCTTCAGTGTTGCCTTGAACTTGTCAGGCCCCATGCCGTAGCCTAGGCCCAAGATACAGGTCTTGCCAACGAAGCCTTCGATCTTGTCTGGGTTGTACTCTTTGCCGTTCTCGTCAATCGCCTTGGCTTTGCGGTCAACTGGTCTGCCATACACCACGGATGCAAACGATGAATAGATGTCCACGTTGTTGCGGAAGTCTTCGACCAAGTCATCTTGGCCAGCCCACCATGCAACGACACGGGCTTCGATCTGTGCTGAGTCAACTGCTACCAATGAGTGATTCTCTGGCACAGTAATTGATCGGCGCAGTGCCCCGCCTCGCGGCAGGTTCTGAAGGTTCATCTTGTCGCCGCCAGACGCTCGACCAGTATGCGCTCCCCAATAGTTAAGCAGGATTGGTAAGCCGCCACGCTCGGCAATGCCAATGAACGACTCGGTTCTTGTTTCCTCAAGCGTAGACTTAACGCCGAGACGCGCAGCAACGACGGCCTGCACCCTTGGATCATGATGGTCGGCGAGAGCCTTGAACTCTTGATCTGTTTTGCCAAACGCATATGTCTCCTTGTTTGTACGAAGACTAATCTTCATGGGCGGCTCAACCCCGAGCTTCTGCAACACGACAGCAAACTTCGGGTTAGACATCAGGGCATCACGACCAACAGTAGCGTCAATGCGCTCCATCAGTTTGGCCTTCTTGTCTTGCACGTTGAACAGATGATCAACCAGCACGTTCTTGTCCAGCACTAGCACTGGGTCAGTAAACATGCGGAGCATCAGGTCTTGGATGTAGAGTTCCTTTGGTGGGTTCCACTGTTTGAAGATGTGGTACAGCCCATACGTCAGGTCAACGTCGTGCTTGCAGTACTCACCATAGCGAGCCATCTGCTCAGGGCTGAAGTCTTCGCGGCGCAGGCCGAGTGCATTGACAACTTCGGTACCCTTCTCGTCCAGCAGGTACTTCTTAGCGAGTGCGGCTAGTGAGCCACCAACCGTGAGGCCCGTAACCGGGCGGGCCATTGATAGGGTATCGAGATAGTACTTGGGGCGGATGCCGTAGCGCCATGCAAGGATTGCTCCATCGAACGCCATGTTGTGGCAAATGAGGTAGGCATTAGGAATTCCGAGTTCGTGAAGCGCTTCGGTAATCTGCCGGTCAGACCCCGTGACCCAGTGGGTTTCTCCGTCGTCAACTTTGTAGGCGAATCCGATGACTTGGAATTGCTCGTCACGGATGTAGTGTTCGGTGGTGTATTTTTTGAGTCCATAGTCCTTACTGTAGTACGTCTCAAAGTCGAGGGTGATGAGTTGGGTCATTTGTTTTTCCTTGATGCGTCTTCTAGCATACGCTTCTCTATCAGCACAGCATCAAACATTTCTTGATCGAGCACGTTCTTGCATGCCTTGTACCAACGTGAGTCGTCAATGATTCTGTTGAGGCGTTTTATCTCCACGTTGATCTTAGCGATTTGAGCGCCAGCAGCTATGTACTGCGGATGCCCAGCGTTGTAGGTCAGCAGGGAGGCTCGGTAGTCAGTTAGTTGTGTCAGAGCTTCCTCAGGTGGCATAGTCTGCACAACCATCCACCAGTCTTTACTACCAATGTCAGACGCGGTCATCTTTCTGTATGGCGTGGACAACCCGATTTCTTTTCTCATGCTGTTGCTCGTTGGATGGTGATGCGTACTTTGATCGGACGGCCATCAATCTTAAAGCTGTCGATGTCTGCCTGCGCCTCGCTCTTGTATTCATACAGTGAGTAGCCCACTGTGCTCCATGCTGCCTTGTGGAAGGCACTGTCTCTGATCTCGATCGCCCACATTTCTTTTGTAGTGCGGTGTGCTTGTCTCATAGTAGTGCTTCAGGTACGTTTGATAAAGTTGTTGACAGGGCTTTTGATTTTGCCCCGCGCTTTTCCCGTGGCAATTTGTTCACGAGTCTCTGCAAAGAAGTCAAGCACGTTGCCGGGAAGGGCCAATACGGGTCGGGGTTTGGGTCTTTTGGTTTTGATGCGCGGTTTGTCATTTGCTGGTTCCAAGCTCGGCCAAGGTGCGCCCGGTACTAGAGTCGTCTTCGGCGTTGATTGCTCTTGCTCTTTTATAGATGACGTCTTCTTTGACGATGTCGAGCGCTTGCTCGAGTTGTCTGACGGTGCATACGTCGAGTTGGGCATCATGAATTTCCATTGCTAAGTTAATTGCTGTGAGCTCAGGGCCGGTGGCCACGAAACGCATGTTCATACGAACACCACGTCTTGCTATGGCAAGCAGAGCATCCTGCCCCAGACGAATTTCTTCAGCCCAATCATTGCCAATACCCATGCGACCGAAGCCCTCCATCATATTGAACGCGCCAATGATGATGTCGATGTCTTCCTTGTTGGCCTCGCCCTTGCGGAGTTGGTCAATAGCCACATGGTTCTTGATGCGGATGTCCACAGCTAACGACACAGATGTGAATGGCTTCATACCACTCAACACCCATGTCATTGTGTCAAGGCGTACGCCTTTAGGCTTGTACTTACTCCTCTTTCGCATTACGCGCCACCATAGCTTGGAGCTGGAGGAAGATAGCCATGAGAAAGAAGCACATAGCATAACCAATGGTGAAGAACACCATCGAGAACGCGCCCATTAAGAACGCGCCAGCGGCACAGACGCACAAGATGTTGTAGAGGGAATGGTAAGTCACATTGAATCCAATCTTGCTTTGACTAACAACGTGGCAACAGCATCTTGGACACTCTCGCCATCCTTGAGGACGTACATGGTCGGGCCAGCCTGACGGCCACCAACTAAGTTTTTACCTAGTGTGTTCTGGCTATGCAGCACAAGTATTGTTCCGTTCATGGCTTTAAATATCTGCACAGACGTTTGTGTCTCGCCCATGTTGTGATGAGGCGCAGCGTATGGCTGAGTCTCAGAGATGCAAATTTCGTCGTCACGCAGCCAGTTGCGTAGTTTTCTTTTGAGCCATCTCATGCTGACGTCTCCGCATAGACTTGTTCGCCGATGTCATTAGCTTTGTCCAACACTTTCTCAACTTTGGTCGCCTCGGTGTACGCAGTGATGACATCAGGATGAACGCGTTGCATCCACTCCATGAACTTGTGGAAATCGTTGAGGCGGGGCTCAATCCAATTGGCATGGGCTTGCAAGGTCTGCACTTCCATGGTCAGCATCGAGATATGTGACTCAAGCGTTGCCTTAAAAGTCTCTAGCCGATTTGGGTTGACGATGGTATGCGCTGTACCACTGCTGTCGTACATCTTCTCTGTGATGATTGGTTGTGTTGTGTAGCTGTGCATATTAAGCCCCAAAGATTTGTTTCAGTTCGTCGTACAACTTGCGAGCTTGCACGATTGAGAGTTTGTTCAAGTCCACTGGTGTGACCTGTACTGCGGGAGCAACGTCTGTTGGTGGATTGACTCGTCGCTTAATCAGCACGACCTTACGCTTAACTGGTTCGAGTTGCTTCTCTGCCTCAGCATGCTTGCTGGCCTTGTGGCCTTCACTGATACGCCGAGCCATTTCTTCTTTGCCTAGCTTCTCCCGTGCTTCGTTCATCTTGGCTATGGCTTGCATACGAGGACTACGTGGGTACGTGTCCACTGCTGCTGAATACATCAGCTTGCCTGTTGAACTGCACACCACTTTGTGGAGGATGCCACGAGCTGCCAATGCGTGTACTTGTGATTGCACAGAGTCATAGTTGATCTCATCAGCAAACGCAGTGCAGATGTCTTTGGCGTACTTGGCAGGATTTGCTTTGATCCACTCAAAGATAAGCTCGTTGTTGGTTAACTTAGCTGGTGTAGCTGGCACCTCTGGTTGTTCAGGGTCGTCGAAGGTGAGGTTAGTAAGTGATTGCATTTTGGGTAATACCTTTGTGAAGATTTCAGTTTGTAGGCTAGGCATGGTTACTTGTCCAGTTGCGCTTCAACCATGATGGCCACGAACTGCTCAGATAACTCAGTCATGTCCTTGCAGATTTTTGAATACTTGCCGCTGCGGATGATGAATCCGTTGTCGACTTTCTCGACATGAAACTGAGAGTGGTGCTGTGGGATTACATACCCTTCTCCTTTTGGGGCAAACTGTAACGGTGCATTGGGGTGGGCCCATGTTCCGCTACCAATCGAAGCGCCTGTGTTCGTTGTCAATATTGACGACTGCCCTGCCATGTTTGCTGCTGAGTTCATTAGTGGGTGCCTTTCCATAAGAGCCTTGTTGTATTCCTCTTGGGCGACACGTTCCTTAAGATACGCCATCGCGTCCGTATAGTCATCATGCTTCTTCTCTTTGGCGCTTGAGGCACTCGATGAGCTTCTCCAAGTAGTGAAGCCCTTTTGCAATTTCTTGAATAGATTCATCTTTGCTCCCCATACGCATTAGATATTTCAAAGCACCGCCACGGTAGTAGCCGATTTGTTGGTCGATAGGCCATGTGTCCACCACGTCCCACGGTTGCACCGCGAGTCTCTTGTAGTGATCGCCGCCGACTTGCCGCAGACTTGGCTGCGTGATAGGTGACTTGGATGGGTACGCTGTACCTGCAAGCTCTACGTTTATGCCTGTTGCCAATCGGATGTTACGCACGACAGGGCACACATCGGCCTCGTCAAACTTACATCCAGTGGCGTCGCATTGGTTCATGTGTTGGTAGTATTCAGCCATATCTTTTCTCTTGTGGGTCAAGTCCGAAGTGAATCATCAGTTGTACGAGGCGCGACTCCATACGTGCCATCCGCAGCTCTAAGTCCTTGTTGCTCGGCTGTGAGTCGTTCGATGTGTTTGGCAAAGAACCACTTGTCACCGAGGGCTTTAACACTACGGGTCCAATCCCTTTCGTAACGGTCACGGACTTCGGGGCTGACGTTGTAGGAGGCGAAGATTCGTTTCGCACGTTCTTCGAGTGTGAGTATTGACATTCGTCGTCTTTCATACAGTTAGCTTAGATGCGACAGCGGCTGCTGTCAGTTGGTCGATTGAGATAGACGCCATGATTTCCTCGGCCTTCGATGCCGTCTTCTCGCGCTTGGGGTTGTTGTTAACTCGGTCAATATAGTCATCGTCGATATACAAAGACAGAGCTGGCCACAGCTTGAGTGCCTCGTTCAAGGACTTAGCTGCACGTAGGAAATCTGATACTTGCTGCTTAATGCCACTCCACTTGGCGTCAGTCTGACGGCAGAACTTCTGGTGTTCTATCGCGTCCTTAGCTGCCTTAGGCAGCAGGTGGCTATCTTCAGGTACGTTGATGTTGTGCCCGTAGTAGCTGTTCTCATTGCACTGTGGTACTTCGATGGGGTCAACGGACTCGAAGATGAACTCGAAGCTGGATGTCTTCTCAGGTGCCCACTCGTACTGGATGCGAGCATTGATGCGGTTGTATGTCTTCTTCCACTCGTTAGGCATCTGGTCACGCAGGTGCAAGTGGTTGCCCCAGATAAGGAGCTCGAGGTTGGCGTCCTTGTTGGACACATTGATTCGCTCGGGAGGCGCAGTGACTGCGGCCTTCTCTTTGTCACGCATCTTGTTGATGTTGGACTGCGTGGATTCGATTAAGTTATTGGAGATTGCTACGTAAGCCATGGTGTTCTTTCAGTAAGTGAGTTGATGATATATCAAACGTGTGTATGTTCTATAGATTATTTTTTCATTAGACCTCTACCTTTTCATAACCGTTGGTTGTTGCATAGATGTGCTGGCGCAGTGCCTTCATACCGTTCTCAAGAGTACGTGAACGCAGCAGGCTGATACGTTCTTCCCTTGAGCGCTCGGTGTACTTGCCATCCTTCCATACATGAGTGTCGGGACGAGACGCCATATGCAGTCCATGAGCGAGCACAGCCATTGCGTCGTCACCCGTTGGGTTCTTGTAGTCAATGTCTTTGATGAGCTTGATTTGCTGGGGTGCATACCAATAGCTGCTGAGCTTCTTCTCGACGTGTTCTTCAAAGCCAACACGCAACATAACCATTGCCAGCTTGCGGATGATTACTGTGTCAGCTTTGGCTGATTGGATTGCTTCATTCTTCACGACGCTCTTAATGTCCTTAGGGGTGTTGAGGCACTCGGTGAGGCCTGATTTGCTATCAATGGTGCGGAACTGTGTGCCCATTTTGTATGGAATGGTTTTGTCGTTGGTGTTTGCGCACCATGCTGGCTTCTGCCACCCATGCTGTCCATAGTAACGATGCGTGACGCGAATGGGTGTTTCTTTGTTGTGATGGTGGCCAGTATCTGAGTAGATGTCGAAGCCGGTGATGTCATGCAGTCGATTGCGAATAGTCATGTGGTGCACACTAGGCCAAGCCTTTGTCTCAGGTGCAAGTAGAGTTACCACGTCATCCGGTGTAATGCTGACCAATGGAACCGCGTCGCGTGCATCACTACGCTTGTGCATGTTGGTCTTCTTGTCCAGCTCCCAGTTGAATTGCATGTACGTGAACGTGAATGTGCCGTCATCTGCTTTGGTGAGATGCGTGTCTGTCTTGTATGCCTTGAAGTCTCTGTTCTTGCGCCGTGTGGCGAAGATTGCTTCTGTGTATTTGTAAGTAAGTGGTGCGCCCATTAAATTTCTCCTGTGTTGGCTTCGTCCAGTCGTCGGGTAACGTACTGAACAACTTTCTGTTCGAGGTATTGCTTGCGCTCTTGTATTAGCTCTGCCACTGTGCTTGCGTTAACGTAATCAGGCAGCGCCTTCGTGCTGCTACATATCTCCCCGCCTTGGTAATACACCTTGGCTAGTTGGTAGTTCCACACTTTATTAGGGTCTACGAGATGAAGATACTGTTGCATCCCTCTGTCAGCCCACTCATACCGCAGCTGAATCGAGTCTTCGTTTGACTTCAAAGGCCACCTCCAAGTCTGGGTAAGTTGTATGAATCCAGTCGATCTGTTCTTCTAGGTCATGCACCATGCTCTTTAAATTTGAGATGACGTTGTCCATTACCTCAATACGATCTTCAAGCTCTCGCACTGTATTGCGCGACTCTTGGTAGTTCTCCTCAAGTTCTTCAACTTGGTCTGCTAAGCTCGCCATTTAATTCCTCCAATATTGCTCTGTCTATCGAGCGTTGTATCTCTTGTGCTTTGTGGTTCGTGATGTGGTCCACCAGACTCTTACCGTAGTACTTGTAGTTGGTGAACACATCCGCCTCTCGTAGTGCGAATTGATGGTAGCGATACAGCTCCTCATAGTTCATCGTCCTCCAGTCATCAGGTGGTTCGAGTCCATCGAGTTTCATCTCCACGAGCTTGGCTATCTTGCGCCGCCGTTTCTCTGCTCTAGTCATTTTCATTGGCTCATCCTTATCATTGCGATTGCCCATGCTTTGGCTTCTTCGAGCTGGGTGTCGGGCCACCACTGTGCGTTCCAGCGGGAGCGCCGAGCCGTATTCGGTCTCCATTGAAGCTCCCACCCAATCGGGTAGTGTTTGATCTGCCCAATCAAATAGCCTTCGCTGTCTTCAAGCACCCATTGGAAATCTCTGCTCTCGTACCATTCGAGCTTCATCACTCCATCCTTTCACATGCTGTTACCCATGCCTCGGCTTCTACTCTTGTAGGGAATACCATCTTCTGTTTCATACCAAAGGCATGTGCTTGGTACTCATGCAATGGTTCGTCGTAGCTTTGTCTTGCTCGGATGACTCGAGCTACTTGCCCTAGCCTGCGGAACTGGTGTCCATTGGTGTACATATAGTCCCAGCGTTGGGTGTCGTACGGAGTGTTCTGCCATGCGTAATACCAAGTCATAGCCGCACCATAGCGATAGCAAACGCCTTGGCTTCGTCCTCTGTGTCGAACCGCCGCACTGGGCCTTTGTCTAGACTTTCCACTTTGAACCTCCACAGTTTCATTGGTTGCTTGGTCTCACATAACTCGAGGCGCACAGTAGCCAAGATTCGCCACGAAGACCAAATAGTTTGCTCTACGTCGTATAGCCGCCAGCCTCCAAGCATGTTGTCTTTTATGAATGTGCGCCACTCTAGTTGCATGATGCTTTCTCCAATGTGTATAGCGCCAACAGCCAAGCCTTGGCAACTTCTACATCAGTAAAGTACTTAACAGCGCTCCCATTAAACAAGGCAGCGTAGTAGGTTTGTAGCCCATCAGGGTCTTGAAGGACGACCTCGCCTACTATCGACCTGCCTGTCGCGTAGCTTGTATCGCATAGATACCACTGAGCGTGGCCAGCCCTGTCACGGCTAGCCTCGCCTACACGCTTCCAAGTTATCACTGCTCTAACTCGAAGTGGATGTTCTCGCCCCATGGAGCATCGACATCAGAACTGATACACCACACAACGGGATAGCCGGGGTCAGCACCGAAGTCTGTATAACCATCTGTGAGGCAGACAAAGACCTGCGGTTCAATTCCCTGTGTGGCGAGGAAGTCGAAGCCTGCTGGCATGTCAGTGCCACCGCCTGAATAGAACTCAAGGGCAACTGCTTCACCACAGTCGAACTCAACGTGCTTCTGAACTTCTGTGTCGGTGTACAACACATGAACTTTCTCAGGACGGCACTGCTCGATGATGCGTGATAGGTGACCGTTGTAATAGTCGAGCTCTTTCTTGCTGATAGAACCTGATACGTCGACCTGAACAACAAGCTCACCCATCTGTGGCAACTTGTCTACGCTTGGCAGATAGTGGTCAACGAAGCGACGGTTAGGACGACGCCAGCTCTGACCTTGTGCAACACACGCAGTCATGTGCTTCTCGAGAATCTCATACCAAGGTGTCTTGACCTCGAGCAAGGCAGCGACCATCTCAGCTAACTTACCAGACAGCTTGCCACGCATCTTGGCAGCTTGGGCAGCCTCGGCAATCTCGATTTTGATTTGACCTTCGATCTCTTTGATCTCATCAGGTGTCAGTGGTCTACCTTGACCGTCAGGGCCGATGCCATAGATGACATCATCACCTAAGCCGTTGTCACCGTGGTCTTCAGGCAACTCGTCATAGATAGTCTCAGTCGTCTTGTCCTTGCTACCCTTGATGTCCACACAGCCTTGGATGCGTTGGCCTACGTTGGAGTCATCGAGTGTGTCGTTAATCCATGCGTCACCTGCATAGTTCCACTTCTTGTGATTGCGAGCACCCTTACGCACAGCATGCTGACCGATGACATGGCCTACCTCGTGGCACAAGCCCCACACAATCTGAGGCACAGTCAACGACTCGATGAAGTCATTGTTGTAGTAGATGTTGGCACGAGCATCGACTGCCAATGTTGGGATGCTGTTGTCACAGATGAGCTTGCGACGCAACAAGATTGCTGCGAAGAAGGGATGGTCAAGCACGATCTGTGCTTTTGCTTTTTCTAGTTTAGTTGCCATTTGCGGCCTCCAGTTTTTCGTTTACACACATTGCTACTGCTTGCTCGAAGGACACAGTAGTCGGGCTGATTGATTGATCTTTATGTCGCCTCCATATGCGGCTATCGCCGTATCCGTCATAGTCCACCTTAACAATGTCTTGCGCAATTAACTTGAACGACGATGCTGGCATCATGTAACTGCTACCAAGGACAACGAACCCGCTATCAATCTTTGATGGAGGCCGCTTGGGTTTGAACTCGATGTTGATCTCGCTCTCACGCAAGATGCGCAGTATCAAGCGCGATGTTTTGATTGGTCGAAACACTATGTCAATTAGTCTCATTGCGTAAATCCTTTATACGAATCTCACCCTTGCTGTCACGCTTGGGCATTGCCTTACCATCAGCGATGTGTCCCATGAGGTACGAGACTTCACGTAACGCCACAGTCATGATGGCAATCTTCACGCGCTGTCCATACATGTATGCAAGGAAGCACACGTTGAGCCCGAGGCTTACGATCAGTAAGTCAAAGTCTGTCATAAGAACCCCATTGGTTGTTTGACCTTGCCGTCCACTTTCTGTGGTTGCTTGGCCTGTTGTGTGTACTTGCGTTGGAGCCAGTCGCTAGCTATCTGATACAAGGTGTATGTAATGGCAATCAGGAAAGCCAGTAGCAATCCCGACGCCATGTACACCATGTCACGTATCCAGCTGTTAAGCCAATCCATACGCAGCCATCTTCTTGGCAATCGCATCGAGCTTAGAGGCAGCTTGCTCACGCACCATCGGTGACTCGCGCAGTGAGTCCTTGTTGAAGTTGTAGATGTCAATCGCTTGCAGTAACGTGTCAGCCATAGCATCCACATCAGGGTCAGCGTTTACATTCAATGCCTTGGCACGTTTGAGTCCATCGACTACGTTCTCCACAGCAGTGTCACGGAAGATCGCACCCTCAGTACCGATTGGCTTGTTGAGCTTCTCGACTAAGTGTTGCAATGGTTCGAGCATGCCTTTAATAACCTCTGCTCTAGCGCCCTGTGATACTTGCTCCATCGAAGCATTGAACTCAGCCATGTCCTCGTCACTAATGTCGAACAGGAAGTGCTTGGCATCAGGCAGTGGAGTGAAGCGCAAGTCAAACCCCATCTTGCTACGGAAGTCATCCGCTGTTGGATAGTCCTCAACCTTAGCCGCACCCGTGTTGCCCAATGCACGAGCCTTGATGTCTAACTGCACATAGTTGTCGTAGTCAGGCATGTACTTGTCGAGCATGTTGTCTACCTCTTGGATACGTTGGCGCATCTCAGATGTGTAGTCCATGTATTGACTGTTGGGTAGCAGGCGTGGCCCTTTGTCAACGTATGCCAGCGTGTGCGCTTTGTGATAGTTGTACACCTCGCTCGCCTTTTGCATGATGCGATTGATTGGGTTGAGCTTGTCACGAAACAGTTTGCGGTTGACCACGAGTGATGTGTCGTCCATCTGATTCTGAATGATGAGCTCAGCCGTTACATCACGGCGTGTTAAGTTTGCTCGGCGTACTGTCAGCTTTACTAGCATCGCTTTGCTTGAGAGTGTTGTCGGTTGCATGTGTCCTCCTAAAATTCAATGTTGTCTAGGTCGATAGGCATCTTGCCTTCCAGCTTGATGTCGGTATAGAAAACCAAGAACGCTTTCCCAATCTCTGTCGGGTCAAGGTCTCTGATTACGTGTACCGTCCTAGCTGAACTACTCTTTTGTCCTGTCGCTAGAGGGCCACTGATAATCATCCCGTCGTTATCAGCAAACACTATCTGTACGTAGAAGCGCTGAGCCATCGTTCATCCTTACTTGGGTAAATACCCATGCTTTCGCAGTCTCCACATCGAAGAACTCCATGCGGTTGCCTGCATCGTTGGGAACCCACGCCGTGTATGACGTGGGGCCTGACTTCATGATGAAGCCATGAGATAAGCCGTTGATGACTTTGACATCACCTTCTTGCTTGGGTGCTTCTCGTAGCACCCAGTCGGCCAATCCCCTAGCCTCTTGCCATTCATATTCCATCATCCATCCTTACTAGGGCTATGCCCATTGCTTTGGCTTCTTTGAGTGTCTTAAAGTACAGTTCGGTACCATCGTTTTTGTCAGGGAATGTGAGCCCCCATACGCGGTCTCTGACTTTGCGTATGCTTGCGGCAGGCAAGTTGTACCAAGCGGTGCGGTCTTGACCCACCCACCACAATTCATGGTAAGTAGTCGGCTCACTACCCGCTTGATATGAAGTCACGTAGACATTCGTTGTCCACTCAAGAGAGGACATTGGCGTTCTTGACCGCCCACTGCACGAAGGCTTTGGTGTTGACAATCTCAGGCTTGAGCTTCTTGGAGTCAAGCACACACATCACTTGGAACTCAGCGGGGATGCGGTTGATGTACTCACACACTCGGTCGAAGTTGTCCTTGGATACACGATGAGCAAGCGCACCAGTCAGAGCAAACAACACGGGCATGTCGTCAGGCACATTGGCTTTGGCAGGGTTCATTAGTATCCCATCAATGTCCGGAAGGTTTTCAAAGATACGCTTGAAGCCAGCGTACTCAGCCGCCGCACCCTCGCCGACTAAGCCGGACAAGTTAGCGAAGTACAAGTCACTAGGCAGGTCAGTGGCAACTTGGTTAGCCATTTCCCACGAACGAGGCGTTGGGTTGATAGCACGGTTGGGGTCGAAGTCAGACAGCATGTTTGGTCGGAAGCGCAGGAACTGCACCATCTCCACAGCGATATTGTTGTCGAGAGCCCAGTCACACCAGTCGTCCAAGTTCTCGTCGAAGGTCAGCGTCTGCACACGGTTACCCAGCTTGGTAGTCATGCGAGTCGCACCAGACTTGTCTTCGGTACGGTTACCTGTTGCAATGATGTGCAGTTTGGGGTGGAGCTTCAGCTCGCCAGCATAGCGGTCAAGCAACACACGGCACAGTGGGTTCTGCATAGGCACAGCCGCATCGGACATTTCTTCGACGATGAGTGCACATGGTTGGTCAGTGCCGTCGTCACGAATACGCCAGAACTCTGAAGGAGGCAACCACGAGGAATGGTCACCGTCAGTCTTGGGTAAGCCCATGATGTCTACTGGGTCGCGCAGTGAGGGGTTGAATTCTGTCACACGGGCTGGGTCAATGCCAAGCTCTGCAACGATTGAACGAGCGAGAGACGACTTGCCGCCGCCGGGTTTGCCTACGATGAATGGCACGAGGTTGTTGCCTTTGGCGAAGTTAGCCAAGACGGAGCGTTTGATGTCAGAGTATTTCATGAGAGTCTTTCTAAGTAAGTTGAGGGTGGTGAGGGGTTGGTTGATTCGTACTGTGCCCCTCGTCACAGTTGTAGGGTCAAGGTGCTTCGCTGATTACTTCCTTGGGGGGAGCTAGGCACCCACAGACGACAGTCACATCAACCACGCTAGTCCGTCCGTGATTCATGAACCCCCCGCTATGTCTGTGATAGGTGCGCCCACAGTGCTACGCCAATGACTATGGCAAGCGCGATGCACCAGATGATTTGGAATTCGGTTAAGTCGTCAGTTGGTTTTTCCATCGAGTCTCCTTTGTACAAGTTGTGCAATCAGGTATTCCTGCGCTTCTTTCTTTGTTGGGTGTGATGTGAGCTGATTAGAGTGGCTGAACTGCAACGCATGCCATGAGAATCCAGCGTCTTGTACCCATACATGGGCGTACTTGTCGTTTATATACATGTCGTAGCACGATGGGTGGGCTTTGTTGTGCCTCCATTCGATGTTCATGCTTCCTCCAATCGTTTGTTTACAAAGTACGCAACTGTGTAGTCCTTGGCCTCCCGAACCGAGTCAAACCGTCGTTGTAGCTCATGGTCATTCGTATCGTTTGCATACGTGTAGATAGCAGGTGGGTCAGCCCTTGTGTCCATACGAATGAAAGCGAGTAGCGCACCGCCATTACTAAGTAAGTCCCAGAACTCTAGGTGGTTAGCTCGTCGTGAGTTACGCCCATGCTTCTTCCACTTCATGCTTTCTCCAATCGTTTAGCTATGCGGTACTTAGTACCTTTAACAGTGATGTGCGACTTCATTTCATTAGCCCTTCCGCTACATATTTAGCCCACGCCTCGTCATCCATCCATGCACGTAACCCTGAGCACGGCGGTAAGCTGACACACATCTCAGTGTCTTCGCCTGCTCGATACGCTACGCAAAAGGCACAGCTATTAGATGTACTACGTGGATGAGCACGATCAGTGTTTATCAACTTAAGCACTCTGCCGTCTTTGAGCGTGTGTGTCGTTGTCATGATAGGTGACGAGGCTCTACCTCGATGTTGTATCCAAGTGCTAGGATGATTTGGCGGGCGTCATGGGTGAGCGTTGTCGTGTTTGCCAACTTGGCGAACAGTTTGGCCTTGTCGCACACGGGGTATGTCTTCTGTGTGCCGTATACATCCTTGATGCGTACTGTGATTGTGTTGGGGTTCATAGCTCTCTCCTGTTCTATGGCCTCGAAGAAGCCATCGTTGTCGATGATGTAACTCATGTGTTCTCCAGTCTGAGTGAAACATAGTTGGCTATGTGCTCGGGTGTGTCCAAGATGAGGACGGGTGCCCCGCTGTCACATACATATGCTTTTTTTGTGTGTGGGCATGGTGTTGTCCCGTTGTCATTGGTTGGTAGGTTCACACCGTCCTCGAAGTAACAGCCAAGGCAATCGTTTAGCAGTATTGCTGGCATCATCACGAATACCTGCCCCTCGAACTGATACTTGGTCATGTGTTCTCCAGTCTTGCCGCTACGTAGCGTGCAATGTCCTCAGGTGTGTCGTTGATGAATACCAAGTCATGCTCGGTGGCATTGATGCAGTACAGAAGCCCGTTTCGGTCGTTGCCTTGGAGTGACTCGAAGTACAGCTCTTTGGTTTTTGGATGGATACGCACGCACTTGTCCCCGCCACCTCGCTTGTTGCCGCAGGCACAGTCTGTGCACTCGAACTTTGGGATGCACTTGACTGCCAGTAGCGTTTTGCCCTCTACTATTAGTGGTGTCATTGCTCTAACCTCCGTTTCCACAGCTCCGCTATGCACCAGTCTTTGGCTTCTTGGAGTGTGTCGTGTGTGAAGTGGTAGCTAGGTGAGTTGGATTGGCCTCGGGGTAGTACTTTCAGGTTTGGCACAAACGCTTTGAACCCATCGTCTTCTTTGGACACGAACGCTACATACTTGTCATCGCTAACTAATATATGCAGTGGTCTGGCGTTGGAAGCATAGGCGTGTGGATTCTGCTCTATCCAGTTCACGATGTCCCGCCCTTGTGGGATGAGTTGAGCCCCTTTAATAGAGACAAGTCTGTCACCAATATGTAGTTTGATTTGGGCATTGGTACCGATGTGTGCTTTACCTTACGGGCTAGGGTTTCCCCGCATCCCATACATGTGGTGTATCCAAGGCGGGCTCGTGGTGGTTCCACACGGACTGCGTAACAGTGGGTGCAGATTAAGTTGTGTGTATGCGACATGCTTAGACCTCTGCGGCGTGATAGGTGACGTGGTTGCTATGACCAGATAGCTCTGTACGAATTAAGTATTGCATCGTCCAATGAATCCAAAAGCTCGGACTCGCTGGGCAGCTCAAATACGTATTCGGTGTCATCCATCAGGTCGATGGGCTGATCTTGGAGATTTTGCGGGATTTGAAGGTGCATTAACATTTTGTACATCTTTCTTCTACGTGAATTTGCTGGAATTTGAGGGGGCTAAAAAATCGTAAAATTTGAAACCCTTATAAATCAACGACTTACGTTGAATTTTGCAATTTGTTGGGTTTTCCAGAGGGTCAGACGGGTTACGCGAGTTGTATGTGACCATGAGTATTACGCGCCGCGTAATACACTTTATAGACTTGTCTTCTTCTATATCTTTCTGGCTCAAAATACATAACAAATCGTAAAATCGTAAAATTACCCTTGGCTAACCCGCATGGTTAAGCCATTCTTTGAATTTGCTGGGTATTTTGCTGGTTTGCACTTTGGACAATTCCAGCAAATTCGACATGTATCTTTATACAGTAGTAAATTTAGATACATTGCGGCGTGACAGAATTTGGACTTCGCCGTTGGTGCCGCCCGACCGCATCGGGCTGCCATTGAACCCGAACACAGGTATGGACGCATAGCTTGATGCTTGACTGACACCAGAGCGTTGGGCTGGGCCGCCCATGAAACGCTGGGGCAAACTAAGTGGCACGAACTTGTCGCGCTTGATGGATTGGGGCATGGTGCCGCTGGGCACGAGATGTGTACGCATGATGTACTCCGATGCTGTCGACTATGGGGCGTGATAGGTGCGCTAAAAGGTCGGGGGCTTGCGCCCCC